TTGTCTTTTTTTTCTGTTATCATATTTGATCGTAGGCAAGGTTAGAATTTCCACGCACGGTACTTTCTTGTTCTTCTTTCATATCTGTAAATGCACCTTTATATGAATGTCTAATTTGCTCAAACTTAGCAGCAACATTAACTAAAGAATTAATATTACCATCACGGCCGTGCTCAATTTGAGTTGTTTCCATATATTTAGCTAATCTATCAAGCATTGATTTAATTCCTTTATACGCTCTATAAGCAGGTGTTTCATATAATGCAGTACACATCTCTAATGAATATCTAATTTTAGCATCTTCAGGTGATTCTTCTAAACCAATTTCTTCAATGATTATATCTTCTTTCTCATACTCAGGTAAATTAAAAAAAGGATTCATATCAGGATTTGGACAAGTCATATAGAATAAATATTGATATACAGTTAAATAAGTATCAGGATAATCTTCCATTATCTCTTTTAAAAACTTTAACGTATAGCAATGTTCTGATGGAATTACTTTTCCATTCTGTATATCAAATAGTCTTATTAACATTTCTTATTATCTTTAAACCACATAATCAAACTTGTCACTTCATCTTTCATATATGGTACATCATACATTTTAATTTCATCTAATACAGGTTCTCCATTAATATGCTCTGTTATAGGATAACCATTCTTATCAAGACCAGCTTGTTTAAATTTAACATGCTGAATTGTAAGCTTTCCTATTTTTAATTTAGGATTGTGCTTTTTAATAATATACGCATAAATACTGAGTTGTAAGCTATAATGCATTAAATTACAATCATCTAGATGACTTATTGGATTATATAACTTAGATGTAATACCCTCCCAATTAGTAAAACCTTTTTCTTTTATTTCTTTATTGGTTTTATAATCTAAAATATTAATACAACCATTTACTACTTCAACTCTATCAGCCTGGCCGCAAAGACCTAATGATTTTAAATAAACAAAATGTTCAGGGTATACACCATCATTTAACTTTTGTTCAGGTGCTGTCTTAACACCATTGTCACCAACAATAGGTTTAATGATTGGTAATTCAACACCTTCTCTTTCAATTGTTTTAAATGTTAAAAGATCTGATTCTCGTTGGTTGTGATAAAAGTTACCTAAACCAATAGCTCTTTCTGTTTCAGATTCCCATGTTGCTAGGATTTCTTTTTCGGTCATACCATACCATTTAGAATTTTTATTCTTAGCAGATTTTTTAGCTTGAGACTTTGCATCAAACTTTGGTTTAAACATCCCTATAAAAGATGTGACACTGGTCCAATTAATTTGATCAGCATCATTACTTTCATATACATGTCCTTCTTCTTTAAATATTACACCCATGATTTTTTATTTAGTTGTAGTATACCAATAATTTGGGTTCCAACTTGGAGTTTTTACAGGTGTTATATTAATATTATTAATACTTGCCTGAGCTTCAGCTTTAAGTAATACTAATGCTGCTTCTGTAGTGATCATTTTATGTTCTAAAAGATCATTTACTATTTCTGTTACTGTCATAATTTTAATTTTTAATTTGTTTGTTTAATATTAAATAATACTTTAAAGCATCCCAAAAAGATTTAGCAATATAAATATTGTACAAGTAAATGGTTCTGGGCGCTACAATAAACCCTTTCTTTAGTTTTTGTCCTTCTAACCGGTGGTTGTCTTTATAAATCCAACACAACCAATATTTTTTACTTTTTAGTATTACTATGCCTTGCATAGGATATTTTGTAGCATCTTCTCTTTTTACACCTCTATAGTCATAAAATGTTCTCATGATTTTATTATTTAATTTGTTGATTTAATTTTTCTTCTTGTTCTTCTGTCAACCATGAATCCCATTTTCCTTTAGGACAATCGGATGATAAAGATCTTGTTTTAAATTTTAAACTACAACCACATTCTGAACAACAAGGTTGTGTTCCTGATACAGCACAGTTAACACCCTCATTATCAAAGTGTTTACATGCTTTGCAAATATTATATCTTGTACTTGCAATAAGTTCAACGGTATCTTTTTTAAAAAATGTATTTAAAACACCTTCACTAATCTGATCAAGGTTTTTAAAATAACCTGCTAATTTTTTAAGATTCATTTCTTTTCTTTTTAAAATTTAATTTCTCTTGTTCAACTTCATCTAAAATCTTTTTTATGTTTTCTAAAGATTCTATTTTCTCACGTACAACAACATGCTTCTCATAACCATTGTATGTATTTTTGGATAAATTACCAAGATAGCTTTTGTTTTTCTTTATTGCTTTTTCTAAAGTATTCTTTCTTAAATGGAAAGTACCTAAACCAAAAAGAGTAACGCTTGAATAACTTAATTCTGATAATGCTTTTCTAACTTTTGCATAATAGAATGTAATGAACTCATCAACAACATCTTGATGAACTCCTGCTTTTTCAGCTATTCCTTTTTTAAACTCTTTATGATGTTTTGCTTTCAATACCTAAAATTTTATAATCTAAAAAAACATTACCTTCTGTTTGCACATTAAGTACTTTATTCAAGGATATTTTCTTTTTGTTGTATCCATTTTTTATAACAAGATTTTTCTTGTTTGCTTTTGTAATAGCATTACGTGCTGATTGGGGACTTTTGAAAATCCCCATATCAGTTACATCATTACAAAATAAAGTAAGTTCTACCTCTCCTTGTTTAGCCAACTGAGCTAAACATTTTAAATCAGCACTACTAATCTGGATATCATTAAAGAAACAGTAAGTTACAATTTGAAACTGAATTACAGCATCAATACTAACTTTTGCTTTTTGTTCTACTTTATTTACTAGTGCCATATTTATAAACTTAATAGCATGTCAACTAAATCTGGATGTGGATAGCAATCAAATTTATCTTTTCTCACATTAGTGTGAGTAAGTAAACCTTTTACTTTTCCATAATATGCATCATCCTGATAATCAAATGCTTTGGTTGCTCCTTGTTTTTTTATCCATTGTACTAAACCAATTCTCAAGTCAATGTTGTCTCTCTCAGCAATGTACTTCAACCACTTTTCTAATTCTTCAATTTGTTTAGTGGAATAATTATGCCAATTAGTATAACCTTTAAATGGTTCCGCTAATTTGCATACTTGAGATTCGTGTGCTTTCTGGCCGGCATATGTTTTTAATTCATTTGTTAAATAACCAAAATTACAAATCTCAATACCTACGGATTGACGATTCATTATACCAGATCCAGTTTTACCTAACTGCCATCCTTGATTACCTTCAGCAAAAGCCTGTACCATAACACCATCATGTGTATCATCACCTGTAGTTACTTTCTGACCCCCCATAACAAATTCTGTAGCAATAGCCCCCCGGTCATCTCTTCCCCAGCTATCAATACATTTGTAAGGATCTTCCCAACCAGCTGTGTGATGGATAAACATATAAAGATTTTTGATTGGTCCTTTTATGTATTCATTCTTTGGTAAGAAATGTTTATGTATTAATTGATTGTAGTTAGTAGTATAGAATTGAGCTTGTACATCTGTATCCTCATCAATGGCTTCTTTTTTAGCACCCCTTGTAAGTAACAGAGACCAAGTATCATTACCAACAATACCATCAGCTGGAAGATTAGCTCCTAACTGAAATCTTATAACAGCTTTCTTTGTACCCGGACCAAAATTTCCATCAGCACTAACACCTAATATTTTTTGAAGTTGTATAACTTCAGGTCCTTTAGAACCTTCTTTTAACATCATCATATTAACTTTTTCTTAATGTACGTTTAGCTAATTCTCCTGGTTCGTCTAGTTCCTCCGAGTCTTCTTCACCACTAGCATATGCTTGGGCTAGAAACATTTGAGATTGAATTCTTTCAGCACGTGCTTTTTCAATATCCCTCAAAAGTTCTTCGTACTCTTTCTGTACTTTAAGATGTGTAATGTTTTCTTTGTAGAAAGCAGTGATCTCTTTTCTACGATCTGCTATCTCTTCTTTAGATAACGGAGTTGGGTTTTCTTGATTTGACATAATATTAAATTTGTTTGTTTCATCACAAATGTAATATTATTAAGTTTAAATAAAGAAAGTTTAACGGTTTTTTATTTAATCTTTATTTTGATTATCGTTTGTTAAAAAAGCATTCAGCATATATAATGCAAAAACAGTGAGGGTAAATGCTAAAATGATATCAAACATTTGAATCATTTTATTTATCTACCCAATTAGCATAATCATCTGAGGCACCATATATATTTTCTAGATTAATATATAACAGATGATCATTTTTAACACTTGGAACTTGTACTGTTTTTGAATTGTTCTCAGAAGCAATTATCATTTTTTTAATATTCTTTTATCATTTTATATATCTCAGCACATTTCTCATATTCTTCTGATTCCTCAAAGTATTCAAGAATAGTTTCAAGTTCTAATTTTGTAGGACCAGCTGTTGCATCATGTATGAGTGTAGTAATCCCATCTGATTCCAAATAGTTTTTCTGGATCAACTGATCAAGCGTTACCTTTTCTGTAAGTATGTCATAGGAGTTAATAAAAGCTTCATGATAATACTTATCATCTAAGTCTGAGAACTCATCATCAGATAATTCTTCATCAAAAAAATCATCATCTTCATCTTCATTCAGATCATCAAACAAACCTTCAAAATCATCATACTCATCATTCATATAATTCTGGTTATTATAATTCCTATATAGACAATATACAAATTTTTAAGGATATCTTCATTAGAATTCTATTTACAAAGTTATATTTTTAATTGATTTAATAAACATCATTGTAAATATCAAAATATTTTTTTTCCCAATTTTATATATTGTGTCTGTAACCCATATAATATATTCAATGTCTATCCCCCGGTACCCTAAATGTTTTATGTGTTGCATAAGGTAGGGGTGTAACGTTTTAACTCCCCAGCAAAAAATTGCGGTCAGGGTACCCCCGCTTCTGTGGTACCCATCATTTAAAATTTATCAATCAAACACATGTATTATTACAAAACAACAAAAACTAACAAAGGACTAGTAACTTCAGAACATCCTCTTACAGAACAAGAAATTGTCATCAAAGAAATTGGTGGCTACAACGTGGAGGTCAGACAGCAACGTACTGACACAGATGGTATGAGATTCGGTTTTACTGCTATTAGCCCTAAAGCTGTAGCTAAGATGGTCTTAGTTAAGGGTGATGAGCTACCTTTAACCATTACAGACAAACCTGTAAAGAATTCTGCTGGAGAGATTATACCTAATCTATTCTGGGCTCACTAAGATTCTAATGGAGAGAGTGTAAAAGCTCTCTCCTTTTTAACAACAATTTAATTTATAAAACAAAATGAATATAGTAGAAGAAAATGTAGTAGAAGTAGAATTTTTGTATGCACCAAGAGTAGGTCACTGTGTAGTAGCAGTATCTACTGATGATGGTAGTAGAACACAAATGTCTCTTGAGGAACTAAAAGAAACATATCCTCTGATAAGCATAGAGCTAAGTAAACAATTTAATTTATAAAAACAAAATGAATATAACAAGCAAATGGTATGTATTTCATACCAAAACAAACAAGGAGAGTACTACTGTAACACTCATCTCTCATCTATCTGTATGGATGAAAGACTTGCTGGCAGGTAAAGTCAAAGTACTAAGAGTAAATGTGCCATCAAATTTTGATATAAGCCAGATGAAACCAGGTATGGAAATATCTGATTGTCCAAATGAAGGTATTTCTTTAACGCCTGAAACTTATAAAGAACTAATAGAGCATACATCATTAGATTTATATTTAAAGAACAGTATAACTAATCCACAGATAATTGTCTATGGCATAAATAAGTATGCATAGAATAAAATTTATAAGGGTGTGTAACAGCACCCTTTTAACAACAATTTAATTTATAAAAGAACATGTCATATAAAATAAGAACTAACATTATCCAAGAAATGGACTTGGATATATCATTTTATCTTTATAAGTGTTTGAAGCATAACAACATCACAACATTAGATGAACTTGCTGATATGAGCTACAAAGATTTAAGAATGATAATGCCTAAAAGAAAAGTAATAGAAGCACTAGATATGCTTAATAATTACTATAGGTTTAAAGAAGTCATAGGTGGTAGACGTAGGATAGCAGCTGAAAAATATTCAGTTAACAACAAGAGTGTTGGTATGGTACATATACCAGGAGTTAATGATAAAGCATATAAAGCATTTAAAGATGCTCAAGAGACTAATGTAATAACATTCAATCCTAATCTTAATCAATGGTAAATAAAAAGGGTGTGTAACAGCATCCTTTTTCCAACCCTGACACTGCAACTATTACATAGCACTAACTTAACCCTGACATTGCAACTATTACATAGCACAAACATGTTTCAATCCCTCTCCCCCCTTTTGTTCCAGTCCCTCTCCCCAACTAAATATTGCATGTATTTTTACAAATTCACGCAGAGTAGAAAAGGTATAGTATCTACTACTGCACCGTTGGGCCAGACAACGGAAATCAAAATAATTGGCGGAGTTGAAACTGAAGTTCGTGTACAAAGCAATGATGTGTCATTCGGCTTTACTGCAGTAAGTGCAGAAACCGCTGCTCAAATGAGCATACAAGTAGGTGATGCGTTACCACTAGTACTCACAGACAAAGCTGTTAAGAACAAAGAGGGTGAAGTAATACCCAATATGTTCTGGGCTCACTAGCAATATACTGAAGGCAGGGTAATAATCCCTGCTTTCTAATTATTGTTCCAACTATTAGGTATCTTTCCTAAGTAATATTTATTTGTTTGTCTGTTGCATAGAGAGAGGGTGACATCATATCCCTTATTCTATACTTCAAGACAATCATAATTATTATAATCACTACTTGTATATATATGGCTATAACACTGCGTTCCTGCAGCTAGCATACAAAACATATCTGTCTCTCTCTCCTTATGTATCTCTATATAGGAGTTTACATCAATATTAACCAGAACTCTGTAATTTTAGTTCTGGTTGTTACTCTCATCCGAGCAGGTTTATTACCAAGTAAAGCAAAATAACTTAATAGAGTTGTTACATTAATAAAGGAGGACTAGACTTAGTAACACGGTCCTACTATTAATGTTATGTTGTTTTATGAGATATATATCAAGGGGTTGCAACCTTGTGAGAGTACAACAACTATGGGGGTGATGTTCTTAAAAAAACATTAGTGAAGCCATAGGGTCTATATATTTCAAGTATGTAGGTGTTGGTACCAGAATCCAACAAATTAAAACCCTAGAAGCGGGGTTCTAGACAGATATAATGCGAAGTGAAACTGTCTAATTTTTTAATACCCATAACTTACTTAATCAGAGTGAGCAGTTGTAATAAGTTAATGATCAAATAGGTGCAGACGAAACTCTAATGTAGTAGTCTAAAACCCTTATTGGTATTACAACTGAGTGTATATAAAAACTTATATCAAGTATAAAAAGAGGAAAAGCCCGCCAACCTCCTAGAGTATAGTTAGAATCTGCAGATAACTACTATATGCTCACACACGATAAAATCTGCTGAAGCGGTTCAGCATACTTGATATTTTATTCAATATCTATCAATACTAACCCGAACTCTGTAATTTTTTAACAATTTAAATAAAGAAAGAAATGGTAAAAATAATAAACCTATTAAAAAAAGAACCTATTCAACTAATTCATTTAGTTGATACTGATTCAGAAACACTAACTGGAAAGTTTCTTGGTATAATACATTGGGATACTGCAGAATTAGTAGCAACAGATGTTAATGGCTTTGATGTCATAACTTTAACCAGAGATGGTAAAAAGTTTTTAGCATTAGGCTATTGGAATGAGGGAGTTGTAGAAACTCCTTTTTAATAAACAAACTAATAGTACTGTTACCTAACAATAAAGATATCCAAAGAAGATTAGGACAATTCTAATAAATTGTCACTAATACTTAGAATATTACCTCAACTATAGATAAGGGGTAATAAGCTCATATCAACGTTAATCAACTTCTTTGGTCATTCCAGAAATGTTATTAGGATAAAACAACAGTACTATTTTTACTAATGCACCACAACTTATTTCCCAAGGATAAGCAGTTGTAATAGACAGTGATAAGTAGATATATGATATTAAACAGAAGCGCAATTATAAACTGGTCGGACAGTAATAGTTGGAAATTACGGCTCATTTAATTCATGAAACATTCTACACACTAAAAACCTATTACAACTGAGTGCAGAGGGTATTAAGTTGTAATTCTTAATTAGTATTAACAAGAACTCAGATTATTCATAAGCATGTAAAGCAGCAATCACTGTTTTGTTGAGAATAGTATTTATGTTATACGGATTACAACTAAGTAATGCACCATTTCTCATTCCCAAGGTGAGACAGTTGTAATAGAATAAAAAGTGTTGACTTCAGTATGTTATCAGGCAAGGGAAATATGCATCCTATGATAATTGACCAAGTTTATGTCTTGAAAGCAGACACTTATACAGGCTGAAAATGGCTGTTCTATTACAACTGAGTGCAGAGGGTATCTAACCAATCAAATAATAAAAGAAAATAAACTTATGAAAGAATTAACAACAACACAAAACCAAGCTGTACTTACTATGTATAACTTATACTTGAATACAATTGATAACACAGCTGTCATTGTTATTGACACACTGTCTTCTATATTTGAAAGAACTTTAACCAATATGGGTTATGTTCCTAAACTCATTGCAACATCATATATACTTAGTGATTTGCAAGTTAAAGCTATTGAATTTGGTATGACTCCTGATTTGATAACCAACCTAGATATAAATAGGAATTAATTAATGTACCATTCTCACTTCCCAAGGGTGAGCAGTTGTAAGTTTGGAAATAATACTAGAGATTATGCATCTAGTCCTTACAACTGAGTGCAGAGGGTACTATTGTGTCAAGTAAATCTTACTGCTTGATACTCTTAAAGCCAAAAGGCAACAGTAGATTAAAAAGAGGATTTTATCACCTCTTTGGATAAATAAGTATTGATAATACAAACTGGTGTAGTAACCATATATCATAAGTTATCCGTTATAGGGGATTAAAGTGATTAATTAATGTACCATTCTCATTTTTGAAGTGTGAGCAGATGGTAAACTCATGATTAAACTATGAGTATGCTATTACCGTTAGCATACTCTAGTTTTTTCCTTAACACATTAAACCAAAACTTATGAAAAAAATAATAACATTTATAACCGTAGCATTAATTTTTGCTTCATGTAGTAACACCAATAAGATTGAGTGTGATGCATCCTCTTTAACAAATATTACCATCAAATTAACAGGTGATAATGAAGGTAGACCTTATTACTCAGTATATATGTCAAATGGTACTGTCCATGAATACATGTATGCAGAAGAAATTGCTCGTGGATTGTTAGAAGACAATTGGTCTCCTGATGAAGATTTAATCTTAGCATATGCAAACCAAAACTAAACTTATGAAAGAAAAAATATTAAAAATCATATCAATAACAGCAACAGTAGAAACAATAATGCTAGTAATATTAGAGTATTATGCATACTCAGTTATAGTATTCTTTATAGCTTTTATAACTGTTCTTCAACTTATAGATTTAAAATTAAAAAACAAAAATTAACTTATAACTTAAAACAAAAATGAAAAAAACAAAAATTATGTTAGCTGTAATGGCTATGACAGTGACTGTTTGGTTAGTGGTAGCACTAGCTGGATACTTAATATCTTATGATAGCACCTATACTGAATGCTTAAGACATGGTGCTACATTTATGATTATGTTATTATTTGGTTGGGTACCAGGTGTTATATTGGCTTATGACTTAGATGAAACATTGTAATTATGCGTGTCTATATCAACAACCCGGAGAGATTCAGTCTATTAAATAACAAAATAGTTATTGTTATGATAGAGAATGAATCAGAGAAAACTGTAATTCGTAAACAAGACGGAGACTTTCACAGTGTTAACTCAGATAAACTTGAGTTTGCAGGATTAGATATTATATCTGATCAACTAATGAATAATAGCACATTACTTGATGCTGCATTAGAAGAAGGTCTAGTTGATGTTGGTGATTACAACTATGCAGATACTAGTTATTTGAATTATACAAAAACTCATTATTAATCAATTTGAGGGTGGTGGTTTAATATCATCACCCTTTTATTTAACAATTTAAAAAATGGAACAAACAGAATACATCTATATTTATCAAAGAAACGGAGATGAATATACAACACCTATTTTAGATCAAGCAAAACGCAGAACAGATCAATCGTTTATAATAAGTAAACGTTGGGACGGTACACTTAAACAAATAAACATAAAATGAAAAACGTATTAGGAACAGAAGAAAACTTAAGACTATTGAACAAGGACGGTAAAAAAGTTTATGATTATTATAAAAATACATATGATTCAAAGGGTAATCATAAATATACTGAAGTCACATATGATTCAAATGGTAAGATACTAACCCTTAAAAATTCAAAAGGATATAGTTGTGAATACACAAGAGATTCAAATGGTAAAGAGCTAACTTATAAAAATTCAGATGGTTATAGTTATGAATACACCAGAGATTCAAAGGGTAAGGAGTTGACATATAAAAATTCAGATGGAGAAAGAAGAGGCTTTGATATTCCCGAATACACAATGAAGGAATTGATAGCTAAAATTGGAAAATTTAAGATTATAAAATAAAATGAAAAACGTATTAGGAAAAAAAAAGAGCTTAAAGCTATACAACAAGAATGGCGTTAGAGTTTATGCGTATCGTAAATTGTCAAATGGATTTATTTGGGAACGCACCTACGATTCAAACGGCAATGAATTAACCCACAAAGATTCAACTGGATTTAGTGATGAATATACAAGAGATTCAAATGGTAAGATATTAACCTACAAAGATTCAGATGGATATAGTTATAAATGCACAAGGGATTCAAATGGTAATGAATTAACATTCAAAGATTCAAATGGAGTGACAAGAGGTTTTGATATACCTAAATATACAATGGAAGAGTTAGTAGAAAAATTGGAAAATTTTAAAATTAAGAAATGAAAATCTGGCATATAAGTGATACACACACATTCCATGACTTACTAGAAATACCTGAAGGTGTTGCTATGGTTATTTTTAGTGGTGATTGTAGTAATCCAAGAGATCCTTATAATAATGAACCTGAAGTTAGAGCCTTTATAGATTGGTTTGCTAACTTACCTATACATCATAAGGTATTTGTAGCTGGTAATCATGATACTAGTATTGAGAAGAAGTTCGTTACTAAATCAGATTTTAATGATCGTGGTATTCACTATCTTGAAAATGAAACTATCAAAATAGAGGGTTTAAAGATATTTGGTTCACCTTACACTCCAACATTTGGATATGGTTGGTCGTTTAATAAGGATAGAAATAAATTAGAACGAATGTGGAGAAATGTTATAGATGAAGATGTTGATATTATTGTTGTTCACGGACCTCCAAAGGGTATGTTAGATTTATCTTATGATAGAGTTGGTAGTATGGAGCATTGTGGTGATAAATCATTATTGAATAGAGTTATAGAAGTAAATCCTAAATTTATAATGTTTGGACATATCCATAATTGCAGTGATATTATTAATGCTGGTACTAGAACAATACCAGACTTAGATACAATATTCTCAAATGGTTCTGTGGTTACTGATGGTAAGTTTGGTAAATTGAGTAGTAATGGAAATGTATTTGAAATTAAATAAAATAAAATGAAAAAAATAATTGAAATAGAAATAACAACAGCACCTGTAATAGCATTTGGTCTTGGTATTAATCAAGGTTTAGTAATAGTATTACCTTTTATTGCAATAGAATTCAAATGGAAAAGTTAATAGATGAATTTAAATCATATCAAGCAGATCCATCTTATTATTCTATTAAAAAAATATTAACCTTTAACCCAGGTAAATTATTAAAAGGTCATCGTGGTAATATATCTTGTCAGATAATAGATAATAAAGTTGTTGCTTTAACACATTACAATATTTATTTTGGTAGTATTGTAAATAATACATTTTACTTTAATGAGAATAAAACTAACATTAATGTTACAAAAAGTACAATTACATCTAAATATCTAAAAGATTTTTATGATACAATCACTGAAAATAAAAAACATATATACAATCCAGAACAAGATTTACATTTAGACTATAACCAAATACAGTTACAATCAACTGTTGTTGTAGATGGATTTTTAGGTTTAGGTCATTGGGAGAATATTAAGTTAATTAAAAATGTGTCAGACAGACTTAGTAAGTTCAAGGCTATAATCAAAGAAAATGGTAATGATCCTGAGTTTATTAAGAATATTGTAGAATATGAACCACACATTATACATGATGATAAATATATGATTTCTATAGCTAAAAGTTTATACAACTGAAAACCCTCATATATGAGGCCCTAACAGTACCAGTATAATGAACTTACTATTGTTCTTAATAAACCATCATATATGAAGGTATTGTAAATAGATTTTTTATATTTGCAATGACACTGTATCTCTTTGATACTGTATTTCATACATTACTAAAGGACTCTGGCTTGTAAACCGATGAGTCCTTTTTTATTTAACTCAAAACAAATAATTAAAACAACATGTCAGAAGAAAAATTAATAAAACAAGAAATTTACACAAACAAATTAAGAGAAACACTAGAACAAAGATTTTACAATTATTTGATGTTTGATAGAAAAGCAACTGATGAAGGGAGACATGTTAATACTGAATTAAGTATAGAATTTAATGGTAAATTGAAAGAAGATGCAAAATCTATGGCTAATCTTGTTATTCTTGAATTAAATAACAAAAAATGAGTATACATATATCAGAAGACACGTTAAAAAATATTATATCAGAGTCTTTAAAGAAAGATACTTTAAACAAAACTATATTTATTGAGGGTCTTATAAAATGTATAGATAGTACATCATTAAGTTACTTAGTCCATATATTAACTGCTAAAGAAAAGCAAGAACTCATTTATAGAAATGATTATGTTAAGGTTCATGTTAATGAAATTGCATCTGATATAGGTAAGCTTTGTGATTTAGATGTATTAACTGAATTAAGCTTAATAGAGAACAATGAATATGTTTTTGCTAAAGTAAAAGGTAGTAACTCATGGTCTACGGACTATAATGCGTACAATGGCAGGCTTATTTTAGATTTTCTATATCATGATGAAGAAAAACAATTAAAGTTATGTGAGCGCTCTGTAAATACGTCAGAGCTTATCAAAATCAAAAAAGAAGATATCCCTTACTATAAAAATCAAGAAAATGGCACAAGTATCAAAACAATTATTACGGAAGGAGATCAAGGACTGGAAGACAATCAAGAGAATGTTTTCTAGACAGACCAATACATTTGGTCATTATATGAATAAAAGGTATGTGATGAAAGATAAAGAACTAGAAGAATCTCTATATTTTATTACTGCTGTAAGAATACTATTAGATAAGCATGTCATCATTATCCCTTAAAAGATTTGGTGTTGTTAATCAAATAGTTTTAAAAGACCCAGAATTAAGTATCCAAGCTAAAGGACTTTATAGTTTACTATCAACTTACGCAAACACAAATAGAATGTGCTACCCATCGGTAAACACATTAGCAGATAATTGCAACATGTCTAGAAGTACAATAGAAAGATTAATTAAAGAACTTAAGCAAAAAGAATACATAACAAGGGTAGGTAGAAAGTTAATACTAAAATAGTTAGCTATATATATGCTCACTATTTACAGGACTAACCCATTAAATCTCTTGGTACAGACAAATTTGGTATTTTATATCATTACATTTACACTAATATTAATTGTAAATATGATATATCAACTATCAAATGGACGTATTATTGAATTATCTTTTGAACAGTTTCTAGAACTGGATGATAATGATATTAAAGAGCTTAATGGTATAGGGTCTGTATACAGTCTTGAATGTAATAATCCATTTTATAATTTATTTTCTGATATTAAAACTGATAAAGACTTAGCTGACGAACTCATGGAAGATGAAGAGTTTGAACCAGATCTATTTGAATTAATCAATTTTGATACAGCACAGAAAATGGAATATGATGATGAATGTTTCTATTCAGATGACATCTAAAATTAATATTTAAACAAAACAAAAAAAAAATGCAAAACAAAGTTCAAATTGCCCCTGATGAATTAGGGAATGTAATCCGTGTGTCTCAAAATAATCCGGAGTTCGGTCATGTTAGACTAGAGCAAGATAGAGTTAGTTATACCAACAGCGGTTGGGTAAACAGAAAAGTAGTAACAACATTGTTACATGGTAAAACAGAAGATCTACGTGAAATGGATCTCCATAACAAAACAAATTTAAATGGTAAAATCATAGTTAAAGAATCATTAACACCTTTTAATGATAAGGATCCAGATAGAGATCTTAAAATTGCAGGTAATACCGGTATTATATGCTGCCAAGACGGACAACCTATTTATAGGAAAACAATGTATACTCCTGATATGAATGCAGAAGATACATTGATATCTCACGATAATGGTGATGCAATCCGTGAAGCAAACAGCAGTAAAATAGATGATAAACTTAACATTTTTAAAAACAAAGAAATTGTTAAACCAATATCAAAGCAAGTAGATCTTGAAGATTCTATTGCTGAAATAAAGAATTCTGAAGAATTCACTGAAGAATTCACTGAAGAAATAGTTGAAGAAATAGAATTAGAAGATTCTACTTTTGAACTATAAATAAGTTCATATGTGTTTAGGAGGAGCTGGTAGAAATATCAGCTTTTTTTTTCTTAAAGTTATAAAAAACCAAAATTATGCTCACAAACAATCAAAAACAAATCTTAGAAACAGAAAGAAACATTGAAATTCTTAAACAACGCAAAGAACGGTATGAATATCTTGGTATATTGAGTGAATATCAAACTCAACCTGCTAATATCATACAACGTTTAGATTACACTAAACTTAATCCACAACAACATATCATGTTTAAAAGAGTGTTGCATGGCCTAAAAGTTTATACTCCTGAAGAATTGGAGAACTTGCATTGGGATAAGAAAAGAAGAATTAAAAAAGTTTGGCAACGTGGTCAACGTGAAGTAAATGCTTGGAAACAAGTAATATGTAACAAATATGCTCAGAAAATCTTTAGCTTTTTTAAAAGCACTGATACAGGTTTATATTTGAACTCACTTCCTATTGATGATATTGACCCTACTTACATTAACACTATGACGTTGAAAGAGTTAGGTATCAATTATGATGATCTAATTTTATTTTACATGCATAAAGGACTATTACCTAAAAACTTCTTGACTATCAAGTAATGATAGAGAAAAAGAAAAAACTATGTAACAATTGCAATACCGATCAATTTATCTGGAAGAATGATAAAGGCAACCGGTATTGCAAAAGTTGCTGGTACAAATCAAAAGAATCTACAGCTAAACCATTAAAAGTTAAACCTATAAACTTTAAATCTAAAACAATGTTAGCCTTAGACAGTGCTTATAGTGTCCTTAGAGTAAAGTTTATGAGTGATAAACCTATGTGTGAGGCTGCTTTACCCGGTTGTAATATTTCATCAACAGATGTACATCACAAAAAAGGTAGAGGTAAATATCATTTAGTAGTATCTACATGGTTATCTGTATGTAGAAATTGTCACATGTATATAGAAGAACATCCAGATGAAGCAATTGAACTAGGATTTTCTGATGAAAGAATATAAAATGGAAGAAAATCTTAACATAGAATTTAATAAAAGATTGCTTATAACAAAAGCATTAAAAAAGTATAAAACACAAAAAGAAGCCTGTGTAGCTTTGTGTTGTAAATCCAGGTATTTGATTAATAAAATCAAAGAAATGAAAAAAGATGTACCAGAAGCTAAAATAATTAAATAAATGAAAATTATTATAATTTTGTTTTTTAGTGTGTTTTTGATATCATGTGCTGTTGTTGATGAAAGAATAAAAGAGTATTCTTATACAGAACAATGGCACTATGATAATAATCAAAGATACCAAGTTTATAGAACCAAAAAAGGTTCTTTATATATTATTAAACTCAACAAAAGAGAAACTAAGTTTATTAGAAAATACATAAAACAATAAGAATATGAATATAGTTATTATAAATACAAAATATAAAGAAAATTATGGAGCCCAAGACTGGGACGGTAAAGGTGAATGTCCACAGCACTGGAAAAATAAAGGTAGATTTAAATTCTCAGTAAATATGGATGTTGATCTTTTGACAAATGAAGAAGAATCTTGTATAGAAACTATTAAACAAATGTTAAAAGCTGAATCTAGTAATCATGAATCATTTGAATATATTGATTATGAAATATTATGGCAAGAACCAAAAAAGCTTTATGCTAATACTTTTATTAGTATTTTAAGAGAAAAGGTTAAACAAAAATATAAATAATAAATGACAGAAATAAAAAAGCAACAACGGGATTTAGTTGCTTCAATTAAGGCGGAATTAACAGAAGAAAATGACTACATACCTTCACCATTTTGGCATTCAGTATGGTTTAAGCCTTCATCTGGTCGTTTTTTGTTTGGTGAGAAATATATAAGATATAGAGTAGTAGAGCAATTGATTGCAAACAAAACTTTGGTTTTCAAAGGTGTTGAAATTTATCAAGGTGAAAAAATGTTAAGGTATGTACTGTCTGAATGATTACTGCTAATATTAGTGGAGACGCAACTCAAATAATTTAAAAAGAAGTAAGATGAAAAATAAACTAATTGAAACCGAAAATTATACCACGCTTCATGGTGAAGTAGAAAAGGGTCTTGGAATAGAAGTATTTAGAATATGGAATACATATCACGACTTATCTAGGGAGAATAAAGTTAAAATACTTAAAAATGTTATAGATTGGAGTACGGAAGAACTAAAATGGAATACATTGAACATTAACTCTACCAAATCAAATGCAGATATGAATATAGGAATACAAACCTACACAGAAACAATTGAAGAAGCTGCTGAAAAATACATAGCAGAAGATAACAATAACAGATACTATAAAGACTTCATTCAAGGTGCTAAATCAGATGCAGCAAGAGATTATTGGTTTGAACAATTTAAAAATAAATAAAATGATCAAAATACTAATAATAATGTGTTGTGAAGTGTTAACCGGGAATAATGGTTACTCTTATCTTGTAGAAGATACATCTAATGAAAATTATACTCTTACTATGTACACTAAACAAAAATATGAAGTTGGTGACACTATAAAATTAAGCATGGCTTATATTCCAATTGATTGGAAAAGCACAAAAAAACAATCTTACAATTAAAAAAATGTTAAAATCAATTAAATTAGAGATACACAATTTTAAAAGAAACCTATTACAAAAATATATTTTTTATAAAAAAGGTCTTTTGATACCAAATTATAATAAACAACCATTGCTAGAAAATGATTTAAAAATTTTGTCTATAGCATCATACCTTATTAAACAAGAAAAAAGTGAATTATCAATGTGCCCTGTAACTCATAAGAGATACATTCATAATGGAGATTACTTTGTTGTTATTCATGAAAATAAAATACAGTTAGTTAACCATATTTATGCTTATGATGTACCAATATCAGGAAAACAATTTTTTAATCTTAAAAGAAAGTTTAATGATAAATTACATTTGACCTTTTACAAAATGGAAAAAGAGATATTAAACAATGTTAAACATTCCTTGGATGAAATCATAATTACTATAAAAGAAACAAATGAATAGAGAAAATGTACAAAAAGAAGCCCTGGATATTGTATTAAAACATAAAAGATGCGGTTTAGGTATTAGCATGGGGTTAGGAAAAACACGTATTGCTATACAACATTTTCAAAAACATTATGATCCTTTTATAAAAGCATTGGTGGTAATACCAAAACTATCAATTAAAGAATCATGGATTGCAGAATTAGAAAAAATGAATTCTGGAGATCTTGCAAATCATTTAACCTTTACTACATATTTATCTATAAACAAACATGATCCAAAAGACTATCAAATAGTTTACCTGGATGAGTGCCATAGTTTACTAAATAATCATGAAGCTTTTTTATCTAACTATCACGGTAAGATATTAGGTTTAACCGGTACACCACCAGTACGTCAAGGAACGGAGAAATATAGAATGGTTAAAAAATACTGTCCTATTGTATATGACTTTTCTGTAGATGAAGCAACCGATAATAATATTCTTAATAATTATAAAATTATTGTGCATCAACTAGAGTTAGACGGAAGAAATAACTTAAAAAAGAAAAAGAAAGATGGAGGTCATTGGTTTACATCTGAATTAAAGGATTATCAATATTGTAGTAGAAGAATTGCTGAGGCTCAAACACAAAAGCAAATGCAGTTTGCTTCTATTATGAGAATGAGATCTTTAATGGATTATGGAACCAAAGAAGATTATGTGGAATCAATTATGAATAAGATTAGTTCTAAATGCATTGTTTTTGCAAATACGCAAGATCAAGCAGATAGAATGTGTAATCATAGTTATCACTCAAACAATCCTAAATCACAAGAAAATTTTGATTTATTTGCTGATGGTAGGATTACTAAAATGTCATGTGTTTTACAGTTAAGTGAAGGTGTTACAATACCCAATCTAAAACAAGGAATCATCATGCATGCTTATGGTAATGAGAGAAAGACTTCCCAGAGAATCGGTAGATTATTAAGACTAAACCCTAATGATACAGCAACCTGTCATATATTATGCTATATAGACACAATAGATGAAAAATGGATTGCTGATTCACTAAAAGGTTTTGATCAAAATAAAATTAAATATTATAACCCTTTAACAAATTAAAAATGAAAAAATTAATATTAAAAGTAAAACAAATTTCTGAGCAACCTTGCCCAAATTGTTTTAACTTTACATTGAATACAACTGACACTGATATAATTTGTGATGGTTGTGGTCAAGAGTTTATAAAAATAGATAATGCTTTAAGATTTAAATAATAATATGAACAGAGAATTTATACCATACGAACAAGCATTAGCTTTAAAAGAATTAGGATTTGATGAACCTTGTTTTGGATACTACAACTATAATGGTTCTCACTTTTTTAAATATAAACCTAGAACTGATGATAAGAACTTAACTAAAGCACCACTATACCAACAAGCATTTAGATGGTTTAGAGAGAAGCATGGTATATGCAGCTGGATTGAAAGATTATATACTGAATACAGTGTAGCTTATTATAAAACTAATGAAGAGTATAAAAAAGATGCTTCATCTAAAATGCATAATTTGATTATAAGTTTAAAAGAGTATAGTACCTATGAAGAAGCAGAACTTGCTTGTCTTAAAAAATTAATAGAAATAGTAAAAGTAAAAAATCATGAATGAAATAGAAATAATAGTATCTGATCCGGGTGATGAACAACCCGGATCATACATTACAATGTCAATATGAAAAACAATGTAGTATTAAATGGTGTGATTGAGAATGGTAAGATTATTTATCCTAGCAAAGCAAATCAATCCAAACATGATAATTTTTTAGCTGAAGCACCAGAAGGAGCCCGTGTTGAAATATTTATAAGTGTATCTGATGGTAAAGCTTCTAATGCACAGTTAGCAAGAATACATGCTATGTGTAGAGAACTGGCCAATGAAATTGGTTATACATTTGATGAAGTAAAATTATATGTCAAAAAAAAAGCAGGACTCTGTTTCATCCAAGATGATAAAGAATACTGCAAGTCTTTTGCTGATTGTGATAAAGAAGATTTAAACCTAGCTATACAAGCATGTATTGAAATAGGAGATTTTAGTAATATGAATCTAAGATGATTTTTGAGAAATTAATGCTTCAATTTGCGTTAACTTTTCTGCAGCGGCAACTTCATCATCTTCCATTATAGATTTTAAATATTCAGTAATATCATCTTTAGTAACTTTAGATTCCATAGGAACTTCAAGATTTTGTTCTTTAGCTTTAGCTTTAAACAATTGTTGTAAAGCAAATAAAGTATAAACTTGTCTTTCAATATGATCTAAAACAACAGGATTAGTTTCATCCATTTTACCACTAAGAATAACTTCAAACTTTTTGAATGTTGCAGCAAGTGTAGATGGATCTTTTATAATATTAGTTATATAATACATTAATATAGCATCTAAACCAAGTATAAAACCTGTATTAACTTCTATATCTTTAATATTTTTAGTTAAATCATATGTATTAGTTGCTTCTAGGTAATTTGACATAATACAAATATAAAATAAATATGCAAGAAACAATAAATCTTCCTGAAAAAATACAGGAAATTAAAAATAAATTAGTTGGATCTGGGTGGGAACCCATTCTTTATCCATATATAGAATCAGAGAAATTTTACTCTACATTAAATAAGTTGGTTGACTTTGTACAAGAAGATAGAAGGTTTACACCTAAAATGTCTGATTGGTTTAATGCATTTACAGAGTGTAAATATGAAAACTTAAATGTAATTTTCATTGGTCAGGATCCTTATCCTCAAATTGGAGTTGCTGATGGTATATCTTTCTCCTGTAGTAAAACAATGACTGCACAACCTTCACTTAGACATATTTTTAATGCCCTAGAAAAACATTATCCTGGTTATAATAAAGATTGTGATTTAAGTAGATGGTCTAACCAAGGTGTTTTAATGCTTAATACAGCTTTGACTGTAGAGATAAACAAGATTGGTAGTCACTATAGTCTTTGGCATTACTTCACAACACATCTTTTAACTCAACTTAACCAGCATGATTCACAATTAGTTGTGGTTTTACTTGGTAAAAAGGCGCAAGAGTGGAAGAAATTAATTACAAATCATATTATATTTGAAGTTGAACATCCGGCTGCAGCAGCTTATAAAGGTGGTGTTTGGGATGACAAAAATGTTTTCAACAATGTGAATAACATACTCCAAAATCAAGGTAAAACTTCAATCAAGTGGTAACTTAAAATTAAATTTGTAACAATATAATATGTGGGAAATAATAAATAAAATATCAAAAGCTAATATATCACCAAATCAATTGTTTTTGATGTATGGAATGTATGAAAAAATACAAGTTCCAATGAATTCTACAGTTGAAAGAACTAAAGAAGATGTATCTCATTTAGTAAAAGAAAACTTTATTGAGTTAAATGAAAATAAAAGATATACAATAACAACTAAAGGTTTAAACCTTATAGAAGAATTGGATAATTATTTTACTAAAGCAAAGAAGAAAACCAATGCTCAATTGATGGGTAAAGAGTTTTCTGAGAAGATACAAGAGTACAGAAATGTTTTTCCATCAGGTAAATTGCCATCAGGTGTACCAGCTAAACAAAATATTAAGGCGTTAAATGAATCATTTAGATGGTTTTTTGAAAATTATAATTATACATGGGATCAGGTACTGAATGCCACTAGAATGTATGTTAATGAATATAGAAGCACGAACTATTTATATATGGTTACAAGTCAATATTTTATAGCAAAACAGGATAAACATAAGGTAAAAAATAGTAAATTAGCAGACTATTGTGACATGGTAATTGAGGGAGTAAATTTAGAAGTACACAGTTTTAAAGAAAAAGTAGTATGACACAAGAAAGAAAAGAAGAATGGTATTCTAAAATTAAAGAAGCATCTGCTCTTTGGTTTAAAGAAAATCCTGATTATCATCCCGCATTTAATTATTATGATTCGGGTGAAGTTAGTATTCCAAATGATCCTGAGTACTATAGATTACCTACAGCAATGTGGAAAGAATATCATGAAGAATTACATAATGTTAAAATAAAATGATTACAATAATTAGAGGAGCATATATACTTTTATTGAGTTACAACCCTTGTGACGTATTTACTTATTATAATGTAGACGAGATGCATGGTCTTAATATGATAGATTGCATTGAACATGAGAACACTACAGAATCCTCATACATAGCAGGGTTGTGTAACTTCATTCCTAAAGAATCGGATAACTACACTGATAGTAACCCAAGATTTGTATTTATCAATTTATCAAGATGCACAGATGATTTGCACACCTTTGGCTTAATTATGCATGAGATGATGCACATGTCATTTGCACTACATGACTATGATGTAAATAAAGAAGAAGAGATAATAACATGGGCTGAATTAGAGTCTTATGAAGTATTTAAAATTATTAAACCAAAACAAAAATGAGTAAAACAGAAGAATCTTGGATTGGTCAATATGCAGCATTTAACGATGCTCTTAAATATATGGTTAATAGATCTAAAGGTCTAGAAAAGTCTATTTATACACCATGGCCAAAGTTTAATGATGCTACCACTGATGGTTTAGAATGGAATACATTAACTGTTATAGGGGGCCGTCCAGGTTCAGGTAAGACTCTTATTAAAGATCAAATTGTAAGAGAATCTTTTTCTTTAAATCCTAATGATGACTTTAGAGTACTAGAGTTTCAATTTGAGATGGTTGGTAGAACATCAGCATTACGTGAGTTTTCATCATTTACAGGCAAGACATATAAAGAATTATGTAGTGCTGGTAGTGTATTAACCGCAGACATAATTAATAAATGCCACGAATATGCTAAAGAAAGAGTAAAGTATCCTGTAGACATTGTAAGTAGACCTCAGACTGTAAATCAAATGCGTGAACAAATAGACATGTACATGAATTTACATAAAGGTAAAAAAACAATTGTAACACTAGATCACACAATGCTTGTTAAAAGAGCACCCTATCAAAATAACACATTAGATATGATGTTTGAGTTAGGTGAGTTTTTTACACAAACAAAGCGTGAATATCCAGTTATGTTTATTGCATTATCTCAACTCAATAGAAATATTGATAACCCGGATAGAGCAGTAGACGGTAAATACGGTAATTATATATTAGAGTCTGATATATTTGGTTCAGATGCCATGCTACAACACGCTGATACTTTAATAGGTATCAACAGACCAGCAAAGCAAAAGATTAGATTATACGGCCCTGATAGATATATTATAGAAGATGATAAAACGTTGTGCCTTCATTTTCTTAAAGCCCGTAATGGTGATACTAGAATGAGCTTTTTTAAAGCTTATTTTGAAAAAATGGAGATTGCTGAAATGGCTACTCCCGCAACAGAACAACGTAGATAATAACAATTAAAAATTTAAAATTTAAAATGACACCAGAAGAAAGAAAAACAAAAGTTGCCCAGTTGAGAGAATTGCATCAAAAGTATTTTGATTTAAATCAAATTAAAGATGCTACATTCATTCCTAAAACAGCTTACAGACCTAGCGGTAAAGATGATTTGTATGTTACGTTTTTTCCAAGTGAGCTTGAAAGAAACAAAGACATTTACACAGAATTTATTAGTATAGACTATGATTCAGAAGATCCTAAAAGAACTTTATACTTACATAAGTATAATTCTCATTGGGAAGAAGAATATGAAATAGTTACATCTAATAGTGGATTTCAAAGACATATGATTCCTGTATCAGAGTTAAAAGTTATGACTGATATTACAGATGTTTTAGCAAAAAATACTATTTTTACACCTGACTCTGTAGAAGATTTACCAAACCCTGATGAAGCAACAGGACCGGGATTAGTAGAAGCATTAGTTGATATTAATAAAACCCTTAAAGCAATTCAATTAACATTAAAAACCATATTAAATAAAAAGTAGTGGCACAAAGTGTATTAATTATAGCTGAGTCAGGCTCAGGTAAATCAACATCTATTAGGAATTTGAATCCTAATGAAACAGCAATTATAAATATTGCTAACAAACCGCTTCCATTTAGAGGGTGGAAGGCTAGTTATGTACAGTTGGATAAAGAAAATCCAGATGGCAACTTGATTAATGTATCAAGTGGTCCTGGTGTACATAAAGCTATGTTACATGTAAGTAATAAAATGCCACACATCAAAAATTTAGTTGTTGATGATTGGCAGTATATGTCAAGTTTTGAGTATTTTGATAAAGCCCATGAAAAGGGTTATGATAAATTTACTCATATTGCGGCCAACTTAGCTCAAGTTGCAAAACTTCCTAAAGATTTAAGAGAAGACTTAACTGTATTCTTTTTAACTCATGCAGAAGAATCAACTGACGTTAATGGTAGACGCAGAATAAAAGCAAAAACAGTAGGTAAAATGATTGACAATGCTCTTACACTGGAAGGTTTATTTTCCATTGTATTATTTGGTAGGGTCATTAAACAAGACGATGGTACGTTAAAGTATTTGTTTGCTACACAAACAGATGGTGAAACTACTTGTAAGTCACCAATAGGTATGTTTGAAGAAGAATTTATTCCAAATGATCTTCAACATGTTAAAGATGCAATTATTGCATATGAGAAATAATAAGTAAAAGTAAAATTTAAAAATCAAAGAAAAAATGTTAAGTACAAAAAACATGTCAGCCGACAGCGGCAAAGTAAAACCTGTTATTGAAGCAGGTAACCAAAAGTTAAAAATTACGTCATTAACTTTAAACAAACCACCTTATGATCAAGCAGCATATGAGTTAATATTAAACTTAGAAACCGAGCCTGTTGAAGGTGAGTTTGAAGGATTTTTAGTTGACGTTAACAATCCAAGTGGACCACGTTACCAAGGTCAAGTTGGTAGAGTAGCTTTTCAACGTTATCCATATTCTGATACAACTTTACCTAGTGGTAGAGTAATCAATAGAGATACTGAAATACAAAAAGCTTTAATATTTTTAGCTGAACAACAAAGTGTAAGTCAAAGAGAAAAACTTGATGCACTTAATTATGAAACAATTGAAGAATTTGTTTCTGCAGCAAGTAAAATATTAAGCGGTGACACTTATTATAATATTTGTGTTGGTGGTCGTGAGTGGGAAAACAAAGAAGGTTATATTAATCTTCAATTATTTTTACCAAAACGTTCTACAAATCAAGTTCCTTTTGAAAGATTAGATGCTAATAATTCTAAAATGATAAGATTTGATAGAAATGAGCACATTGTTGCTATTAAAAAATCAGAGAATTCAACAGTTAGTTCTTTTGAACCAGTAGTTAATTCTGCAAATGATTTTGATCTTTAATTAATTAATTAATCAGGGGGAGGCTTTATAGTCTCCCCTTTTTTATTATGCTAAATACTAAAAATTTATTAATAAATGTACATGATGTTCCAAGTTATTGGGTATTTCAATATTATTTAGATTTACCTGAAAAGTTAACAGGACAAGACTTAAAGATTAGATCAATATTTAATGCTGCAGAAAAAACACCAAGTTTTTGTATATATGTAGATAGAGGTTTAAACCAATATAGATTTAAAGATTTTTCTACTGGTGAAGCAGGTAGTAAAATTGATTTAGTTAAACATCTTTTTAATGTAAATTATAACCAAGCAGCAAATATGATTATTTCTGACTATAATATTTATGTTAAATCAGGTGATCTTGAATTGATTAATCTTACACCTAATGCAAAATGGGTACTAGATCATGTACAGACAAGAGAGTGGCACAACCAAGATGCATCATTTTGGTTATCATTCAGAATAGGGAGCACTATGTTAAATGAATATAATGTTAAACCTGTTGAATACTTTACAATGATTAAAGATGAAGAAGGAAAGATAGAACAAGCTAAGTTTAATAAACCTATGACTTATGGTTACTTTAATAAGGATGGTGATATATATAAAATATATCAACCCTTTAATACGGGTCATAAATTTTACAATGTAGATTCATATCTGCAGGGTTATGATCAACTTAACTATGATAAACCTTATCTAGTTATTTGTTCTTCTTTAAAAGATGCCATGTGTTTAAAGAGTTTTGGTTATAATATAGAAGTCATTGCACCTAACAGTGAGAATACAATGATTAAACCTTATTTGATCCAGAATTTCCTTGAGAAATATAAAAAAGTAATAACTCTGTTTGACAATGACAAAGCAGGTTCTGAAGCAATTGAAAGATATACAGAAACATATAATATTAATGGTTGCACATTAAATATATGTAAAGACATATCAGACGCTGTTAAAGAACACGGATTTGAAAAAATTCATGCAGAATTGAAACCATTACTTAAAACAACATTAGATAAATAAATATGAAATGGTTTATACCAGGGAATGTACCTAGTTCAAAGAATGGACGTAGGTGGACAGGGAAGTATTTTATAGCAAGTAAAACTGTTATGAGCTACCGTAAAGATACTAAACAGTATTATCAGAAATATGCAGAAGAATTCAAAGCTGAATTTGAAAAGTATAAACTTCCAGTCACAATAGGGTTTACATTTATTAGAGGTACACGTCATAAGTTTGACTATATTAATCCCGCGCAAACAGTGCAAGATGATATGGTAGATTATGAATGGATTGAAGATGATAATGGTGATTGTATAAAACCTATGTTTTATAATTACAGTTATGATAAAGAAAATCCAGGGGTTTATATAGAAATATTAGATTCAAATGAAAAAAATGAATGAAGAAGAAACAATTACAATAGAAGAATTTTACAGATTAAAACAAATGATTAAGTCTACAGATGAAGATATGGATATGGCTGTAGAAATATTAAAAAATTCAAATGTAAAAAACATATATGTACTATTATTAGGTAAAAGTATTTGCTTAGGTAAAAGATCTAAGTTTTTAAAAAACTTTACACTTACTGATTATTGTTATGAAGACATTCATTTGAATAATTACATTAATTTAACTGTAAAAAATGTTAAGGATGTAATAGAAACAAAACATTCAAATGATGAAACAATTAAAGAATTATTCAATAAAGAGTTAAAAGAAGAAATAAAATTATATGGTTAATACCGCAGATCAGCTTGCAAGGACAAGCAAAACATTAATATTTGAAGAGCCTTTTTACGGGCTCTTTTTAGTTGGTCTTAATAAGACCTTTAGAAAAGATCTACCAACAGCAGGCGTAAGCAAGCATGGTATTGGAGTACAGCTTGCTGTTAATCCAGATTTCTTTAATTCTTTACCTGAAGAACACAGAGTTGGTTTACTTAAACATGAGTTATTACATATTGCTTTTGGTCATTTAACTATGCGTGATATGTATGCAGATCATAAATTATTTAACATAGCCGCAGATTTAGAAATCAATCAGTATATAAACGTTTTAAATCTACCTGAAGGTGGTATAACAATGGATTCATTTCCTGAGTTAACACTACCTTCTAAAGCCGGTACAAAAGTTTATTATGATTTACTATCAGAAGCTAAAGATGATGGAAGCTGTCCATCACTAGAATCTATGTTGAATGATGAAGAAGGAGATAGTCCTTATGATTCACATCCTACATGGGCAGAGTTTGATGATTTGACTGAAGCTGAAAAGAAACTTGTTGAAAAACAAGTTGAACATCAACTTAAGGAAATATCTGAACAAACTGAAAAAAGAATGGGTAATATTCCAGGTGAACTTGGCGAGCTTATAGCTAGACTTAGACATATTGAACCACCTAAATTTGATTGGAAAGGTTATCTGAGAAGATTTGTTGGTAATTCTACAGTGTCTTATACAAAGAAGCTTAGAAGAAAGTATAACAAACGTTATGCCGGTAATCCTGGCCTAAAGATAAAGTTTAAGAATCATATACTTGTCGGTATAGACACATCTGGATCTGTATCAAATGATGAACTCAAAGAATTTTTCAGTGAGATCTACCATATGAATAAAACAGGTCATAAGATTACTATAGCACAGTGTGATACAAAACTTAATTCTGTAGAAGATTTTAATCCAAAGAAAGATTGGAATATAATAGGTAGAGGTGGGACATCATTCCAACCTGTAATTGATCATTACAATGAATTTAAGCGTTATACAGCGCTTGTATATTTAACAGATGGTGAAGCTTATTCTCCAGAGAATTGTCCAAATAATACCTTATGGGTATTGAGTAGTACATCTCAAATGAATAATGATTTACCTGGTAAGGTTATTAAACTAAACTAATTATGGGAAGATATTATAGTGGAGATATTGAAGGCAAGTTTGTCTTTGGTTCTCAATCAAGTACCGCAGCAGATAGATTTGGAGTTGCGGGTCGTACACCAGGTTACTTAGAGTATTATTATGATGAAACTAATCTAGAAGATCTAGAAACAGAGCTTAAACTCATAGAAGCTGAAATGGGTGAACATGGTGAATATTTGAAAGTCTATTATGATCTATATGGGTCAAATGATAATGTACAAATTAGATTTGAAGAGTACTTAAAAAAAGGAGATAAAAAGCCCCTAAACGAAGAACAATTATTAGAGTTCTTTGATTATAGAATTGGCAAAAAAATAGAAGAGTGTATAAAAGAACAAGGTAATTGTTCATTCACAGCAGAATTATAAAAAATAAATAAAAAAATGGAAAAAACAAAAATGACACCTTATTTAGCTACAGCTATAGCAGAAGGATTTTGTGAAGGAGAAAATGCAACAAGAGAAGAACAAATTGAGGCGTGGCAATATTTACATGATACAAGACTTGCATACAGCCTACAAGGATGGTTTGGAAGAACAGCTCAATCTTTAATTGAAGAAGAAATAATAAATAAATAAAAAAACATGGCACAAGTAAATTTAAACATTGATGAGGCAAAAGATTTTATTAACCACATCATTCAAAACAACAGATTTCTTCAAGAAGGAGGAAAGAATCCAGTAGCAATAGAAGTTGTTGGAGAATCAGGTATTGGTAAAACATCTACCATTATAGACATAGCAAAGGAAAATAATTTAAACTTTGTTAAGTTAAACTTAGCTCAAATAGAAGAGTTAGGTGACTTAGTAGGCTTCCCTGTACGTCAATTTCAGATGTACAAAGAAACAACCGTTAAGAAAGTAGATGATTTAAACTATACAGCTGCACAAAGAGCTGCTGCTTCTAGTGATATTGCTGCAATGAGCGGTACCGTTACTAAAAAAGTAGGTCAATGGGTTGATGAGTTAGCTGTTGATTCATATCTAAAGAATGGTTATAAGATGACTGGTAAAAACAGAATGTCTTATGCTGCTCCTGAGTGGATTGCTGATGTAAAAGAAGGTGGTATACTACTTCTAGATGACTGGAATCGTGCTGATATAAGATTTATACAAGCATGTATGGAATTAATTGACCGTCAAACTTATATATCATGGTCTTTACCTAAAGATTGGCATATTATATTGACAGCAAACCCGGATAATGGTGATTATATGGTAAACAGTGTAGATTCTGCACAAAAGACTAGATATATTACCGCAAATCTAAAGTTTGATGTTAACGTATGGGCACGTTGGGCAGAAGAAGCAGGTATTGACACTAGATGTATTAACTTTTTATTACTACATCCTGAGTTAGTAACTCAAGAAACTAACTCCAGATCTATTACTACATTCTTTAACTCTATATCTAGTCTTGAAAGTTTTCAAGATAGTTTGAGTTTAATTCAAATGATTGGTGAGGGATCTGTTGGTGACACGTTTGCTTCTATGTTTACTACATTTATCAATAACAAACTAGATAAACTTGTAACACCTAAAGATCTATTGACTCATGATAATGAATCATATATCCTTGGTGAGTTAAGAGGTTGTGTAGGTAAAGACGATGACTATCGCGCAGATATTGCTGCAACACTGGCAACACGTTTAGCAAATTATGCTGTTGTTTACAGTAAAGATAATACAATAACACAAAAAATGACAGATAGATTAATAGCTCTTTGTACAAAAGACTACTTTACAAATGATCTTAAATATTTAGTGGTACGTTCATTATTTAACGGTAACAAATCTAAATTTAGCAAAATGATGCTTAATCCAGAAATTATTAAAATGACAATGAAATAAAATGGCAAGTAAATCAGTTTATCAAGAATTTGATCCTCTGGCTTTAAAACATTTTGGTTTAGAAAGCGCCCCTATACATGGGGTGCTTACTAACCAAGATATAAGTAAAGTTATGGTTACAGATTCTGAAATCACGTATGACAATATTAAAATTATATTAGGTAAAGACACCATAGATTCTGTACAATTTAAGACAAAGAAGAAAGGTTTCTTATTACCATCATCACCTATATCTGCTGACAGAGTAAAAGCAGCATGTAAAGAGCATAAAATTACATTAACAAATGATTATGAAGCTGCTGATTTTATAATAACACACCCTGACTTTAGGGATAGTTTTAGCAATGGTAATCAAATAAAATCTAATAAATTAATATGTAAATTATGGAATTATACAACATTCAAAGAATCCAATACAAGTGCTTTTAGAGGTAGTGAAATAGATGAATGGTGTAATACCACAGGTTACTCCATGATTTATGATGAAAATTGTAATAAAGCAAATTTATCATCATGGCAAGTTAATGATACAACTAATATTTATGACGGTTGGTATTTAACAGGTATGGCTGTAAACATAGCTTATAAAATTGCTATTGGAGAATTAGATGTAATTGATGTAAATATTGTTGCTAATGAATCTGCTACAAAACAAGTGTTAAATCAACAATTGTTAAAAGATTTAATCAGACAAGTTACAAGTTATAATGAAGAAGATCAAGCTTTAGCAGCTATGATATTACCAACTATTGATTATGTCAATAATAAACATTTATTGTGGGAATTAGCACAAAATATTTCAAGTCATATATACAAGTTTAATAGAAACAAAGATATACATTACTGGAAAGAAATGTCAAAATTTAACACATTATATAACTACAGTGCACAGGATATGATTCTTGCTTTAGAAAAAAGTGAAGAACTAAATTCTGTAAACTTTAGATACCTAGAAGTTATTGTTAGAAAAGAAATAAAAATTCACAATAGAGATCTATATGTATTTAAAGTAGAGGTAAAACCAGAGTATAGAAAATATTTAAAACAAATACCAAATGACAAAATTAGCTCATAATATAAAAATTACTATTGACCCTAAGTCAACATTATATATAAATACAGTAATTCTTGAACAATCTCATACCCTTTTGAATTCTTCTGCATATGCAAAAGCAGGTTCTGAAGATGTATCTTTTAGCATTTTAAATGTAAAAGATAAAGTTGATGATATTAAAGACAAACTATTTTATAGACATCCTAATTTATCTTTACCAAGACAAAAAATGGAGTTATTAAAAGAAAATTTTAATATTAAAATTACACGTGATATTAAAAAAGCAGACTATCAAATTATTTCTCAAAACTATATTAAAAGTTTAAGTGATTATTCATGGAATAATTTATACTCAAAAGAAGATGTTGTTAAATATCTTGAAATTAACAAAGCTACTTTTAATAATGATGCTTATTTAGATTTTTGTAATATACTTGATAATATTAATGATGAAGATTATATAAGTATAATAAATAGACATCATTATAATAGTCTTAATTTGTTTATGGATCAACTAAGGGATTCTGTAAAATTTGGTAGTTATAGATATATTAGTCCAGCAAACCAACCAATTGTAGATCAGCTTATTAATTCTACAAATTTAATATATGATGATGCTTTAAATAACATCATATATGAAGGTTTACACGTAATGACAAAAGAAGAATATGAGAATTGCAAAAAGATGATTAAATCTAATGATCCGTCTAATCTAAGTTTGACTCTAGAATTAATGGCAAATTGTAATTTAAATGAATCTTTTGATTTTATAAGTATGCTATTTTATTACATGAATGATAAATTAAAAATTGCCTCTAACTGGAATAATATTAATGTTAAAACCTTAAGATCCTCTTTATCAGATTTTGTTCCTTATAATAATACTAGTGCTGGTTTTTTCTATGACAAGTATTTAAAGATGTTAATTAAAAATAATCAATTAACAGAATTTGCTTTTAAAGAAACTGCGCGTTATGCATTTCATAATGTAGTAAAAAAGACAATGAATTTAACAGATGAAAGTGTTTTTAAAATTGATATTAATGCCCTTCAAATTAATCCTGATTATATTGATGCTTTAAATAAAAATAAACTATTTTTGATTTCTCCCAGAGAGGAATTTGTAAGCTTTTAAGGACAATTAGCCATAATTGTGGGAAATTCTTAGTGTTACATTAGGGATTTCCCTTCCTTATTAATAAAATAAAAAAATGAGAGATTATCAAAAAGAAGAAGAATTCTACAGTAAAGAATTCAAGTTTAGTTATTCATCACTAAACAAGTTATTATTTTCACCGTCCTTATTCTATAAGGATTATATTTTAAAAGATAGAGAAATTAAAACTGAAAAGTATTTAATTGAAGGTTCTGTAGTGCACTGTTTATTATTTGAACCTGAGAACTTTTCAAAAAAGTTTAATCTGGTGCCAGGTAAAACACCATCTGATGGTATTATTAAAGTTTTGCGTAAGTTTAAAGATTTTTGTAAAGTAAATAGTATAGATTATGATTTTATGTCAGATGTACCGGAATGGACCAATCTAATGTTAGAAGCTTTAAAAGAGGAAAATCTATTTCAATCTTTAAAACTAGATTCTGCTAGACTTGAAAAAGTTCAAACAGATGATGCTAAAGAGTATTGGAATTTCTTAAACAATTCATCAATTGATATTATTGATAATGACACATATGAAAAATGTAAAACATATGTTGAAATAATTAAAGTCAATCCAGATGTAATGGAATTATTTTCTGGTAAGCAAACTGATTTTGTTTTGGATCCTGTGTCTATACATGCAGAGAAACCATTAGATTGTAATTTGAAAGATAAACCTTTTGGTTTAAAGGGTATATTGGATTTTTACAAAGTTGATGAAGAGAAACAATTAGTTACAATTTGTGACCTTAAAACAACTAGTAAAAGTATAGCTGAGTTTAAAGAAACAGTTAATTTTTATAAGTATTGGTTACAAGCTGCAATATATTGCAAATTAGTTTTTGAAAATCTGGACAAAACACAACAAGAATATGAAATTATTTATAAATTTGTTGTAATTGATAACTACAAACAAGTTTATGTGTTTGATGTATCAGCAGAATCAATAGCAATGTGGACAAATGCTTTATCAGATGTTTTAAAAGTGGCTGAATACCATTATATAAAAAAAGATTATTCTTTACCCTATGAGTTTCTTATAGAAAAAGTTATCTTGTAGTATGACAGGTGTTTATGCACAATATTTTCAAAAAAGTAAGGTATTTTTATACCCACTTTTAAACTTACAAAAAGGTATAGATTATGTCCCTGAGCAAACTTATATTGCTTGGGACAAACTATATCATTCTTCTGATTTAAAATTTTTGTGTTTGTATACTGCTAAAAAAACAGATAAGAAATTTATAGATTTTCAAAATAAACATCTTAAATTTCATCCTTTACTTGAAACATATCTTAAATTAGATGATAATACTCATATTTACATATTTGATTATAATTCATTTAGACATGATCATAAATCTTTTGTAAAAGGGGAGTATTCTAAATTTAAAAAAGATACAAAAATAATAATTTTAAACTTCTTTGGCTCAGTAGGAAATATAGCTAGTTATGTCAAAAGTTTTCTAGATCCTAAAGCTTATCATGAAGAATATGCTGAAGCTTTAGATGTAGAACTAAATATTATAGAGACTGTATGGGAGTTGTGTTCATCCCCAGATCTTAAAAAAGAAACACTTTTTAACAAAATACCTGAAGAATTAGAAATCTTTAAAAATATTTCTATATCTTTGGACAAAATTTAAAACCAATGGTAAATAATTTAGGTAACAACATGATGCTTGTAAATTCTGTTTTTAGAAATGCAAGATCTTTTAGTTTAATTCCGGTGAGCAGTGACTCCCCATATGTAGAAGCAATGTTTGATCCCAGTTCCGGGATATTAGCTGTAATCAGTAAAGATAAAAAGGAATCATTTCATATGATGCCACGTCTTGATGATAACGGTGAACCACAAAGATTAAAAGCACCAAATATGCAAACAGGTAAGACTGTTAAAGAGCATAGAGTAATGCTTGAAACATTTAATGAATTTTATATCAGTGATAAAGCTGATATTGAAACTTTCATAGAACTATTTGCAATTAATGCTACGGCATTCAATTATAAAGAGTTATTAAATGTTGATGTTAAAGAGACCAAAAAGTCTAGTATAATAATGCCAGGTCAGTAAATACTCACGGAGATTAAAGATCCTTCCAGGTCTTTAGTTTATTGACAGGTATAAAGAAGCCCATTGATTTGGGCTTTTTTGGCTCTAATAAATAAAAATAGAAATATGAGTAAAAAACACTGGGTTCACGACTATGAAACGTTATCCAATTGTTTCACAGGGGTATTTGAAGATTATAAAACAAAGGAAATTAAAATCTTTGTTGTTCATGACCTGAGAAATGATTTTGTAGAGTTTATAGAATTCTTAAAACAAAATACAGATAATAAAGAGTGGCATATTTCATATAATGGTTTGGCATTTGACAGTCAAATCACACAATACATTATAGAGAAACATGCTGCTTGGTTAAATCTAGGTGGCTGCGAAATAGCAGCTATCATATATGAATATGCTGCAAAATGCATATCAAAAAGTGATTCAAAACAATTTAGTGATTATCCTCAATGGAAAATGTCTATAGGTCAGATTGATCTATATAAAATGCATCATTGGGATAACCCTGCTAAACGTTCAAGTTTAAAGTGGATACAATATAGCATGGACTGGGATAACATATTAGATATGCCAATTCACCATGAAACTGAAATTAAAACTCTACAGGAGATAGATACTATAATAGGTTATAATATTAATGATGTTAGGTCAACCAAAGAGATTTTTAACAGATCAAAAGATCTTATAAAACTCAGAAAAGAATTAACTGATGAATATGATATTAATCTTTATAGTGCTTCAGAACCACGTATAAGTAAAGAACTGTTTGCTTACTATATGTCTAAAAAACTAAACATAAATAAAAGAGTGCTCAAGACAATGAGAACTCACAGAAATGTTATTAAGTTTAAGGACATTATATTACCGTACATAAAGTTTACATCGCCTGAATTTAAACAACTACTGGATAGATTTAACTCTGTTGAATTAAATCCAGATAATCTTAAAGGAGCATTTAAATATTCTGTTACTTATAAAGGTGTTAAAACAGATTTTGGTGTAGGCGGTGTACATGGTGCAACAATAGGTGGGATATATAAATCAACAGATGAATACGTTATTATGTCTTCAGATGTTACTTCATTTTATCCTAATCTAGTTATTAGAAATAAATGGGCCCCGGGTCATTTTCCAGCACAAGAATTCTGTGACCAATATGAATGGTTCTTTGAAGAGCGTAAGAAGATCCCTAAGAGCAATCCAATGAACTATGTATATAAGATTATACTTAATTCTACTTTCGGTCTTAGCAACGATGTAAATAGCTTCTTTTATGATCCTGAGTTAACTATGAGAATCACAATTAACGGTCAACTAAGTTTGATAATGTTATATGAGATGATTATGGAAAGAATTCCAAATGCTAAAGCTTTAATGCAAAATACTGACGGTTTAGAAACTATTATCCCTAAAGACTCAGTAGATGCTTATATGGAAATTTGTAAAGAATGGGAAGAGTTAACCAATTTAGAGCTTGAACATGATAAATACCAAAAATTGGTACTTGGTGATGTAAATAACTATATTGGTCTTAATGATTTCAAACAAATTGACATTACAGATTATAGAGATATAAAGAAAAAGAACCCTCATTATAAATTTAAAGTGGTTAATGATAAATTTTATTATGCTCCAGCAAAAATGAAGGGTAGATTTGACTTTTATAACTTAGCATTGCATAAGAATAAATCTAAGTTGATTATACCAAAAGCAATATACAATTATTTTATACATAATATTATGCCAACTGAGTATTTAGAGCAGAATAAAAATATATTAGATTATTGTATTGGTGGTAAATCAAAAGGTGATTGGAAACAGGTTGCGCGTTATATAAAAGAAGGTGAATACATGGAAGAACCTCTTCAGAAAATTAATAGATATTACATATCTAAAACTGGAGTTAAGATTATTAAAGTAAATAAAACAGATAAAAGAGAAATTCAATTAGAAGCAGGAAAATGGTTACAAACAGTTTTCAATAAAATGGAAATTAAACCTAAGTGGGATAGTTATAATATCAACAAAGGATATTATCTTGAAGCTATAGAACAAGAGATAGATAACATATTAAAATCCCCTAGTAATCAACTAACTTTATTTTAAATGGCACAAAACAAAGAAAAAGAATCTCCCAAGGGAGCCATCAGATTTACAATTCAATTATCTGAAGAACAAAAATTAGCTAAAGACACAATATTGTACCATCCATTTAATTTTGTAATGGGTAATGCAGGTAGTGGTAAAACATTACTTGCAGTACAAATTGCATTGGATCAATTTTTCAAGAGACAGTATAATAAAATTATTATCACAAGACCAACAGTCTCAACAGAAGATAATGGTTTTTTACCTGGTTCAGAAAAAGAAAAAATGGAACCATGGCTTGTACCTATTAGATCTAATATGAGAAAGGTTTACAATAAACCTGCTTTATTAGAGAAAATGGAGAAAGAAGAAGCAATTGAATTAGTGTCTTTAGCACATTTTAGAGGAAGAACTTTTGATCATTCTGTAGTTATTATAGATGAATTTCAAAACTTAACTAGATCTCAACTAGCAATGGTGTTGGGTAGACTTGGTAAAGATTCAATAATGATTCTTTGTGGAGATAGCCAACAAATTGATTTAAAAGATAAAAATTATTCAGCAATTCATGAAGTTGCAAAAATAGTTGGCTCTAAATATGTCAGCAAAGTTATTTTAAAAGATAACCATAGACATGAATCATTAATAGAAGTATTAGACTTATTAGCAAACAATTAAACAATTAAAACCAAATGGATTATTTTGAATTAGAATGCGCAGTAGAAACATGGGCGGAAGAAAAAGGTATTTTAGAGAAAGCTACACCAATGGCTCAAGCACTAAAAACATTAGAAGAATGTACAGAGTTCTGTACAGCAGTAAATAAAAATGATGTTCCTGAGATCATTGATGCTATGGGTGACATTATGGTTACCTTGATTATTCAAGCTAAGATGCAAGGACTAAGTCTTGAAGAATGCTTAGAATCAGCATACAATGTGATTAGTAAAAGAACTGGTAAAATGGTAGCCGGTCAATTTGTAAAAGATGAATAAAAAAGAACTATACAAAGTAGCTAATCAAAACATATTAGAACAACTTCATAAAAAAAAGGAAATTTCTAATTTATATTATTCAACAATATCTAATACTGACGTTAACACACAGGCTATTCATTATGAATTAGGTATTGATAAAATCAAAAGTTTATGAAATTATACGACATACCAAAAGGATCTAAAATCAGAATAATATCTGATGCAGATACTCCACCAGAAAGTCCTAAATTAAATCAAGAAGATATATTAATATTTGACCATCTTGATGGCATGTATTCATACTGCATTAATTTAAAAGGTGAAATTGTTCATCTTGCTGGATGGACTGAAGTTGAAATAGTTAAATAAATATTAAATTTTGATCTTATTGTGTCACAATTATTTGTAAATTTGTGACAAGCATATAAAGTATAAATACAAACCAATAAGTAAACCAATTTGTTAAAAAATGCACAATATATCTGTAAGGTTTATTATGCAAAATTATGTTGCATAACTCGGACATTATCCGAATTAACACCCTTAATGCGTCATATATACTACATTAAAGCATATAAAAGTACCTTATACTGCACTTTATGCTGCAAATACGTATAATACCGCATAAATACATATCAAAAGAGCGTTTTACCGCACTTTATTACAAGAATAATAAATATAAATAAATGGGATATACAAAACCAAAAGACACAACGAGAGCCTATTTAGAGGCTGCCTCATTACCAACCCACGGTCAATCTTACACCGTAATTCCTCATAAAGAGGTTATACACAATACTCTCAACATGCTGAATGCCAGTGGTTTCCATGTTACTAGAGAACTTTATAGAGCTAACATGAACGCAAATGTAGCTCAAGGTATATATCATATTGTACCTAGAAACCCGCTAGATAATTTAGTAAAAACTGAATCAGAACTTGGGATGATGTTTGCCTGGACAAATTCATATGATAAAAGTACAGTTTTTCAGTGTGCTATTGGCGCATACGTAATGGTATGTTATAATGGTATGGTTGCAGGTGATATGATGAATTTCAGAAGAAAACATACAGGATCTGCAGATTATGATATTTTAATGCAAATATCAAATCAAATCAAAAATGCTGAGAAATATTACAGACGTATCATTGATGATAAAAATAATCTAAGAAATGTTACTTTAGATATAAAAGCACAGTCAGAATTACTAGGTAGATTATATGCAGAAAAAGAAATAATTGACACCAGTCAGGTAGCTGTTATTAAAAATGAGATGACAAAGGCATCATATGATTATAATGCTGATAAAGACAATGCATGGACTTTTTACAACCATGTTACACATGCTTTAAAAAAATCACATCCAAGAACTTGGTTAAGTGATAGTCAAAAGTTTCATGACTTTATTGTTGCTGACTTGCTGGGTCAAATGGGAATTCAACAAAAAGATTCTGTTATTGCTAATGCAGCAACTGATAATTTTAATGCTATTGAAGACATAGAAATTACTAATGAAGCATTTATTTTATAATGCTTAAGGGTATTATTGAAGTAATAATAACTATAGTATTATTTATTTTATCTATTTTAATATTTGGAAAAAATAAATCTCAAGATTAAATAACTTAAAAAAAGTTTATAATAAAAAAGGGAGCTTCAATGGCTCCCTTTTTATTTTCACTGATTAGTAACCTTACAAACTTACAGTTTCTTCTTCTTTTACTAAAACAATTCTTAATGCATCTACTATATTAATAGTTTGATCTAAATTATAACAACCTTTAGAGGTTGCTATGTTAACTGCATTGTAAAGTACTTCTTTTGCTTGTGCTTCTGTCATTTGGTTATGTATGTTTAGGTTTAATTAAAGTTTTCGGGGAGTGGTGTATTTTCAGGATTTACAGAAGGATTTATTTGGCTATTAACCATTCCTTCTACTGATGCCTCAATATTGTAAACTCCATCTTGACCTAGTCCTGTTTGAATCCACTCAATAACTAAGTCATTAGTTAAATCAACGTAAGGAACAAAAGAGTCACCTTCTTTTACTTCAAACTGAGCTGAGTTAGATAGTGTAGCTGTGTACACCTCATCCTCAATCTGCTCCATTGCTGTTACATTATACAACGCATTAACGACATAGTTCACCTCTGTGTTTGCGTCAATCGTATAAAGATTTGTTACTGTCCAATTATAGTTCATATTATTTTTATGCTAAAAGTATTTTTCTTGCTACTCCGTTAATTACTACGTTCCATACATTTGCTTGTGTGGGTGTTTCCGCTGTTACTGCACCAGCATTTGTAACTGCAGAACCTACTACAAATTGATTATTTGCTGTTGCTGCTGCTGTTGAACCTAAAATAACAGAACCACTAAAATTACCACTTTGAGTATAATAACCTAAAGAGGAATTATTACTCCCTGTTGTATTACTTAAGAGTCCGTTTGTGCCAATCGCTGTATTGTTTGCTCCTATTGTATTAAAATACATTGATTGATAACCCATTGATACATTACTACCTGCTGTTTGATTATTATAGAGTGCTTTATTCCCTACTGCCGTATTATAACCTCCATTGTTAAAATACAATGAGAAAAACCCGGTAGCTGTATTTCCTATGCCTGTTGTATTTGTTTTAAGTGCAAATAAACCTGTTGCTACGTTTTGACTTCCTGTTGTATTACTTGTAAGTGCAGAATGTCCAATAGCTGTATTATCTATACCTGTTGTATTTGAATATAAAGTAATATTTCCTAGTGCAGTATTAAAATTACCACTTGTATTAGAACGTAATGTTGTATGTCCTATTGCCACATTGTCGTGACCTATAGTGTTTAAAGAAAGGGCTAAATAACCATTTGCGGTGTTTTTATACCCTGTGGTGTTGGAATAAAGGGATTGATTACCCGTTGCGGTGTTTTCATCTCCCGTGGTGTTGAAAGTAAGGGCGTTAACACCTATTGCGGTGTTTTCTCTCCCTATAATGTTGGAAAAAAGAGCACCTTTACCATTTGCTACATTACCAAAACCTGTGGTGTTTTTATTTAATGCTTCATAACCAAGTGCAGTGTTATGATACCCTGTGGTATTAGACATAAGGGCATATAACCCAAAGGCTATATTTGAATCTTCAGCACCCGCACCTGCATTCCATACACTTGTACCATTATCATTTAATAAACTGCTTGAAATTGTATTAGCATTAAGCCATTTTGTAACTTTATTAGCTGTACCTGATCCTTTTAGATCATTTGCATTAACAAGAGTTGTTAATGAAGATATAGAAATTAATTCTGTATTGTAACCAGGTTGAGGTTTTAATGTATCCGTTTTAAAAACTGGTCTAGCTATTAAAATTGAATCATCTAATTTTGGTGTTACTCTCTTTTTTCTAGAAAGTATACCCATTATGTCTTGTAATATATTACTCATAATTTTTTATTTTTATAGTTGTGTTGTTGTTAAGTTACCTGAATTATCTATTGTTATTTCCCAGGCTGCACCATTAGGAGAATTTATAATAACTCTATTTAGTTTTATGTCTATTTGATCTGTGTCTTCTATAATAAGAATAGATCCATTATTTGAAATTAATGTTCTGAAATTTAATACTTCAGCAACTTTAGTTTTAAATACTTTAGCACCAATACCTAAATTAATTCCTGTATTAGGTTCTCCTGTTGTAGAAATTTCAATTTCTTTATCATTTTGAACAACACTAATATTGTTTCCTATACCAGATATACTTCTAAGATTTATAGAACAAGGTTCTGAAGTTTTGTTATGAAATATACCAACCGGGTTAGTGCCTGTACCATTATTAACATTAGTATGAGCACAATCATCTATAGACAATAAATCCTTTACCTTAACAAGCTTAACACTTTTATAAGGAATTGGAGATGCTATACCTAACATATCAGGTTTCTCATGTCTACCAACAACTATAAGATCTTCAGGTGTAACCTGATCTACAACTTGTTTTCTTTTAAATAAACTTAATATGTCTGTAAGAATATTCATTACTTTTTCTTTTTGGGACTATTATGTGTATTAGCAGTACTTCCTCCCATTTGCATTCTTTTAACCATAGGTTCAGACATATCAATTGATGAACCACCATAAGTTAATTTAGATAGTAATGTTTCACCACCTATTTTATATTTTATATTTTTCATCTTTTTAAATTTCTAAAGTTAACGTTACTATCAACAAATATAATGTAAAATTATATGTATTAAATTCTTTATCAGGATGTATTATTTCCCAACCAAATATAAATCTATCATGAGGCCAGTGAAAAGCTATTAATAAACTCCAATCCTTCATTTACCTTGCCCTATATATTTCTTTTTATAGTTTGCACTATTTTTGTTATTGCTAGTTTTAGTTTTAGCATGCACACCAGGTCTTTTAACTTTTGTTTTTTTCTGGAATGTACCACCTACATTAATTTTAGCCATTGTTAGTCTTCTTTATTATCTTTTTTACCCCAGATCTTATCTACTGATGCTAATCCTAAAGCACCAAATGCTAAAGCTGCTACTGCATTTATTAATACAGGAGATGGAGCAATTGCTTCGTCTGTATATTGATTAACAAATAAAGTAGCACATAAAGTAAGACCTGCAATAATACCTATAAATCTTTTTGAAGAAGGTGAACCTTTTTCATCTTTAAGTAATCCTGTAATCCAATTTATAACTTTCATTTTATTTAACTTTTTTAACTCTTGGTTTAGGTTTAATAGTTTTATCTACTTTTTTAACTTTAGATAAAAGTTCTTCAGATGTTTCTTTAACATCTTGCAATTCTTTTTTAACTACTTTTACTTTTGGTTTAGTTTCTGTAACAACCTCAATAACCTTTTCATTAATATTGGTTTTGAACCAAGCCCAATTCCAAATTTTATTTAATAATTTATTAATCATTTTAATTATATATCTATACTCTATCAATATACTACAAAATTATATACTTTCAAAATCATATATTTTTAAGTCTTTCATTTTCTTTCTCAAGATATTCAACTTTAACCCTCAAAGCATGTACTTCTGCAGTTAATAATAAAACTTGATTTCTTAATTGATCTTTTTGATCTGCTGAACCAGCCAATAAAGTTTCAAGATTTCTAACTCTTGATTTTAAATCATCTCTAAATTGCATTCCGTCACTATTTTCTAAATCCAATCTTTTTTCTTCTTGCATTGCAATGTACTTGGTTTCTAAAAATTTCCATATTCCCGTAGATCCAGCTACAGTAATAACGGTAATAATAATTTGAGTCCACTCCATTTTTTAAAATATTTTATAAATAAAAAGGATTATATAGCAAAACATTTATCTTTGCTTATACATCCATAGATACAATATACAAAATGTCTATGACATTTAAAAAGTTTAAATCAAAAAAATTAATAATTATGTCAGATATAAAACAAGAAACTTTTAATCATAAGTTTTATTTAGTATTATTACCTCAAGAACCTTTGTTAGGTATCAAATTACACAACACACACGCAAAATGTGAGGACGATGAATTTAGACCCCTAATAAGTATTGAGTTAGGTTTTTTATTTTTAACATTTAGTTATTCCCATATTTTTTGGAAATAATTAAAGTTCCTCTAGGAACACTGTTCAATTTTTTGTAAATTGACTATACACTATTAGCTATAAAGCTTGTTACTCAACTTGCTTTATAGCTATTTTTTTCTACAACCAATTAATAATTAAACACTTATGACAAAAAACATTTTTATGCCTAGGGAAAATATTCTACCTTATGAATACCCATCACTACTAGAATACAAAGACGCTATTAGACATTCATATTGGATAGATACTGAATACAATTTTACAACAGACATTGATGATTATAAGGTTAAAGTTAATGATCAAGAGCGTGAAGTAATTAAAAAAACAATGCTTGCAATTGCGCAAATAGAAGTTAATGTTAAAACATTTTGGGCTGATCTTTATAAGAGAATGCCAATCACAGAAGTAGGTGATGTAGGAATGACCTTTGCAGAATCTGAGGTAAGACACAAAGATGCTTATGCTAGACTTTTAAGAATCCTTGGGCTAGAAGAAGAGTTTAGAACTGTAGTAGAAATCCCGGCTATTAAAGACAGGATTAAGTACTTAAAAAAGTACTTAGATGGCTCTCGTAGTAAAGACAATAAAATGTATACTAAGTCTGTACTACTATTCTCTTTGTTTATAGAGCATGTTAGTTTATTTAGCCAATTCTTAATTATGATGTCTTTTAACAAGGAGAAGAACTTATTTAAAGGAATCTCTAATGTAGTTGAAGCAACAAGTAAAGAAGAAGATATCCATGGTAACTTTGGTGTTGAAATAATTAATATAATCAAAGAAGAAAACCCTGAGTGGTTTGATGAAGAATTTGAAGAGTTGGTTTATTCAGCATGCAAAAAAGCTTATGTTGCAGAGTGTGGAATACTAGATTGGATATTTGAAAAAGGTGAATTAGAGTTTCTATCTTTGGAAACTATTAAGCAATTTATTCAAAACAGATTTAATAATTCATTAATGAAAATTGGAATGAATCCTATATTCACACCAGACCCTGTATTATTAGCATCAACTAAATGGTTTGATGTAGAAATTACAGCAACTAAAGAAGGAGACTTCTTTTACAAAAAACAAATAGATTACAACAAAAAATCAAAAGCTATAACAGCTGATGACTTATTTTAAAATTATGGAAAGAAAAAAGTATTATTGGCTTAATGAAGATAGCCGCACATTTTTATCAAGAGGTTACATTAATGAGAGCCCTGAACAACGTATACATGATATTGCAGTAATAGCTGAAAAGTATCTTAAGGTTAATGGTTTTGCTAAAAAGTTTGAAGACTATATGGCTAGAGGTTTTTATAGTTTATCTACCCCTGTATGGATTAACTTTGGTAAACAAAAAGGTTTACCTATAAGTTGCTACGGAAGTAACGTAGATGATAATCTAGATAGCATATTAAACGCAGGCCGTGAAATTGGTATGATGTCTAAGTATGGAGGAGGAACTTCTGTATACTTAGGAAATATTAGATCAAGAGGTACAGCAATAACAACTGGAGGAACTGCAGATGGTCCCGTACATTATGCTAGAATTTATGATACAGTTGTGGATGTATGTAAACAATCAGAAGCAAGACGTGGAGCATGCGCTGCATGGTTACCAGTAGAACACAATGATATTTTAGAGTTCTTAGATATGGGAACTGAGGGTAATCCAATTCAAAACCTACAGTACGGAGTTACTGTTACCGATGCTTGGATTGCTGAAATGAAAGCAGGAGATGCTGATAAACGTAAAATCTGGGCTAAAGTTATTCAAAGACGTAATGAATTTGGTTTTCCTTATATTATGTTTAAGGACAACACAAATAACAATTCACCTTATAAAGAACTAGGTCTTGAGATCACTGCATCTAATTTATGTTCTGAAATTCAATTACCAACTGATTCATTTAATTCATTTGTTTGTTGTTTAGGATCCATCAATCTTTTACATTGGGATGAGCTTGTTAAAACAGATGCTATTGAAACTTATACGTTATTTTTGAATGCTGTTATAGATGAATTTATTACTAAATCTAAAACAATGCCCGGAATGGCTAGAGCATATAATTTTGCAAAAGAACATAGAGCAATTGGTTTAGGTGTACTTGGATGGCATTCATATTTACAATCCGAACTCATTGAGTTTGAGTCAATGGAAGCTAAATTATTAAACACACAAATATTTAAAACAATTAAAGATAAATCTGAGGCAGCCTCAAGAGAACTCTGTGAAATTGGTAATGTAAAATCTATAAGAAATGGTTACGCTAATACTACGTTGGTTGCTATTGCTCCAACTAAATCTTCGTCATTTATACATGGTCAAGTATCCATGGGTATTGAACCTATTAAATCTAATTATTTTGTAAAAGATTTAGCCAAGTCTAAAACTGTATACAAAAATCCTTTCTTAGAATCTGAATTAGATAAATATGGTTTAAATAATGATAAAACCTGGGATAGTATTTTAAAGAAAGATGGGTCTGTACAACACCTTGATTTTCCTACTAAAGCAGTATTTAAATCATTTATTGAAATTAGTCCTAAAGAGATTATTATTCAAGCAGGACAAAGACAGAAGTTTATTGATCAATCACAGTCATTAAACTTAATGATTCATCCTAGTGTTCCAGCAAAAGATATTAATCAATTATATTTGTTTGCCCATGAATCAGGAGTAAAAACTTTATACTATCAATTTAGTGTAAGTTCAGCTCAAGCATTCTCAAGAAACATACTTGAATGTGCAAGTTGTGAGGGTTAATTCATACATTAAAGCTATTTTTTGTGATTAATGATAGATTTATGCATCAAAGGTTGGTCTAAGGATCAACCTTTTTTGTTTAATTAATTATTCGTATATTAATAGTGTGAAAGAACAAGAATCAAATGCTATACCTTCAAGTTTTTTAGAAGTATTTTTGTCTAAATTAAAAGAGCAATCTTTTACAATAGTTTTAATGCTTGGTGTTATATATTTTCAAAATAAAATGTTCAGAGAAAGAATCATTAGACATGAAAATATTGAAGCAAAACAAGAACTATTAATAGAAAAATTATATGAAGAACAGAAAAACTTGTATATTGAAAGAATTTTAGAACTTAAAACAAATAAATAATTATGTCAGAAGAAGTAAATAAAACAGTAGGTAATGAAAACCTAGGAGCATCTGCAAACGCAAGTGCTGGAACTGAAATTACAGATACATCAGTAGCAGCAGGAGCTGAAGCTAATGTAGAAGTACACGCAGGTGTAGAAAACACTAACAAAGTTGGAGATGTAACTATCTCTCAAGAAGCGCATGCTGAAGCAGAAGTTCATGCCGAAGCAGGAGCAGAAGCAGGCTTTGATGGTAGAAATGCTAAAGTAGAAGCCGGAGCAGAAGTTGGAACATCAGTGGAAGTTGGAGTATCTAACTCAGTAGAATATGGTGGTGTAACAAACACAACCGAAGTTCATGCCGGAGCACAAGCAAATGCTGGAGTATCCGTTGGTGGACAAGTTGGAATGGATGGAGCAGAAGGACACGCGGGAGCAGTAGCTGGAGCATCGGTAGGTGTAGGTGCATCAACTGGAACATATGATGAAAGTGGAAATGGTGCAGAAGCAGGCGCAGGTGTATCAGTTGGAGTACAAGCTGGCGGTAGTGTTGGTGGTGGTGCAACAATGGATGATGGTGTTGCAACCGTTGGAGTTGATGGTAAACTTGCCCTCTTAGTTGGAGTTGATGTAGACCTTTCAGTAAGTGTAGATACTAAACCAGCACAAGAAGCAGCTCAGAAACTAGCAGAAGAAACTGCAGAAAAACTTAGATTAGAAGAAAATGCTAAAGCAGCACAAAAAGTATTGGACGATACAGCTGCAGAAACAAAAAAACAAGCAGACAATGCCGCAGAAGCTTTAAGATTACAAGATGCAGCAGATGCTTTAAAAAAAGCTGGTAAGAAAGCTAATCCAAAAAACTGGTTCTAAATGAAAAAGTATTTTAGTAATATTCAGTCAATACTAATTATAGTATTAGTAGTTGCCATTATTTTAATGAGAAATTGTAATAAAGAATCTATACCTGCTGGACCAATTACAATTACTAAAATTGAAGTTACTTATGATACTATTGTAAAAGAAGTAACCCGTTACAAACCAAAGTACATTAATGTGATTCAAAAACAATATGATAGCACTCTTGTTATAGACACAGTATATGTGTTGAATGATTACTTTAGTACATATGTATATGAAGATATACAAAAATTAGATAGCTTAAATCTAACAATTAGAGATTCAATATCTCAGAATAAAATTAGTTCACGTTCTATTAGATATGAGTTGATTTATCCTACAACCAGAATAACAAATACAGTTTATGTTAATAATAATGAATTGTATATAGGATTAGGTCTTCAGGGCTCTTCTAAGCAATTAAATTACATTGGAGGTCAAGTAATGTACAAAAACAAAAAGAAACATCTGTACGGCCTCGGTATAGGTATTAATCAAGAATTACAACCTGTCCTATCTGGTGGGTTGTATTGGAAAATTGGCAAATAAAAAAAAGGGAGATTTTTTAAGTCTCCCTTTTCTATTATTTAATCAATATAAAAAGTGTTATTCTGAATAGCATCATCCCATTTCTTCCAAACTAACAATCCTGGTCCTAAATCAATTATTTCTTTGGTAATTTTCTTTTGACCAGCTCTTCTACCTCTTTGGTAATAAACATTTTTATTCCCATACCAATCTTCATCATTACCTGTAATATAATATCTTGCACCACCAGCCATTAAATCCCAAGATTTATCCATTACATCACCAAATTCGCCTAAAACTTTAGTTGTTGCAAAAGGACTTTCAAAAAACTGTAAGGCATCTGATACACCAAGTAAAGGTAAAAATAATTGCATCTCAGATCTTACTCTACTTAATTGATACAATGATAAATTTTTAAGTCTTTTAACTGTTTCATCATCATCATCATCAGCCCATATACCTTTTAATAAATTTAGAGTTATTATAGTAGCTATTAAAATTGCAAGTTCCGCATTTGTTCTATGTACATTTAAAGCAGCATTTATAAACTGTTCATCTTTCTGAGAATTATTATTTTTAAAACCTGTATCTATCATCCAGTTTTCTATTATGCTTTTTTCAGTATCTTTTGTTTTTGCAATATTCTTAAACAAATAAACCATAAAGTTAGCATAAGAGTTATAACGTCCTTCCAACCAGCCTAAATTTTCATCAAAATACTTTTTTTGAAATCTAGCCCTAATTGCAGGAACAACCCATTTATGAAATTGAGCTAGTAGTTTACCCCAAGTATGAACTTGAATAACCATTCTATCTTCATAAGCATAGTTACCATGGATTTGTTTATTAACCTCACGAATTTTCATCCTAAGATCATATCTAAACTTTTCATTATAGTCACCTTGTATATCATAAATTAAATTACCAGAAGCATCTTTTTGATAAACATTCCCTTGAAGCATTGTTTTAAATGTTGGTATATCTTTTTTAGGTTTTACCATTTTAGTAAACCCTTCTTTAAGTTGTAATTCTTGTTCACCATTAAAATCAAATGCATCGTACAAACTTAAAATTTGCCCGGTTGATTCATTAAGTATATATGTATCCATTACTATAGCCATACCCATTTTAGTCTGAACATTATACTCAGCTGCATCTTGGAATATATAACCTATGCCTGCAACATACTTTTGATAAAAACTTTTTTCATCATAATTTCTACCAACTTCTCTAAGATCAGACTTTTGATCCATCATTCTATATAAGTCAACAAAAGCTTCATATTTACTTATTGCTTTATAAGGATCATATTTTGCACCAGTTGTTTTTTTGATGGCTAGGTATGATGTTCTATGAATTAGATCGGCAATAGCTCTTTTATTAAATTCTTTAGACGCTCTTACATAAGCTTCTCTAGAAACAAATCTTTGACCCATGCTTTCTATACCATTATTTATTCTACCTAAAACATAGTTATTAAAGTTACCAAAAACGTTAAAGCCTACATAAGCTAATGAACTGTATTGTATAACTTTATCTACAGCTTTTTCAGCCATACCTTTAGTAACTTCAGCATTATCATAGAATACCATATTCATAAATGCTCTTGCGTGTTTAGCATTATTAGAATCTCTACCTTCTGCTAAAGCTTCTACATCACCACCTTTTCTATTGAATGTACTAGAAAATTTTGCAGATATCATTTTTTTTGCTTTAGAAGAAGAGGGTTCTTTATACTTTCTATCTTCTATAACTTTAACAAAAGATAATAGTGTATCTTCTATTGATGACATTGTCTCATATGTCTGAGCCATTACACTAAATGTAAGTAACGTTGAAACAACATCCCAACTTAACTCTTCAGCTCTTGGTTTACTTCTTAAACTTATTTCTTTAGATTGTAGTTCTTTTATTTTTATATCATAAAAGGTAGAAGTTATTTCAGAGTTAGCATATTTTTGTTTAAGCTCTTCAATTTCATCTTGAAGTTTTTTTATTGATTCATCATCTTTTAGTGTACCAACAAACATAATTGGTAATGAATCTACAATTTCACCTTTTTCATCTACGTTAACTCTACTTAAACGTGTTGTTTCTGTAAAGAAATCTTTTATATTTTCCTTAGTTCTAGCTAAAAAACTAGTTACTGGAGCAGGACTTTTAGCAAGTTGATTTGCAAGATTAGCTTGTATTCTAGGTGTTTTACCTAACATATAATCTCTAACGTTCTCAGGAATTTGTTTTAGCATACCATCCTCATAATACTTCTTTACAACCATATAAAAAGATTTTCTGGCTTGCCCTAAAGCATCCCCAGAAGCAGCATCCATAATAGTTTTATACTTAGTACTACGCATGTCTTTACCAGCACTGCTGAAGTCTCTTATCTTTATATATTTCTTTAAAGGAAAATTACCAAAAGTTTTAATAACCATACCTGTAGGTATATCCTCAATATTTTGAGATTTATAGTATTCAACCGCATTTGTGTACGTTAAATTATAATAAGATTGTTCATCTGCTGAAATGTTGCTTTTAAATTGCCAATAACCATTTTCACCAACGGGTATAAATTCTTTATATTCAGATCTTATTGTTTTAAATTCTTCAGTATAGTAATGATAATCACCATCTGAATAATCAGAACCATTTCTAGTTTCAGGATTTAAAAACTTATTCCAAGCTTTTTTCTTATGATATAAATCTTTATTGAATTCTATATCTTTAGGATTTGCATTTTCTAAATCAAGTATTTCTCTATACTGTAATCTTGTGCCATCTGTATCATTTATTTGTTTTTCAAGTTCATCATATATATTCCAATATTGCTCACCTATTTCAACAACATAACGACCTGTGTGATTTCCTTTATCATCTGTTTCAATTATAAATTCAAAAACTTCTTTATCTGTTGATCCAGGAGAAAGTTTTCTAAGATAAGACCCTGCAGCTACAATTGCTTGCTCTCTTTCACCAATTTTATCTAAAGCTTCTTCTCTTTTTTGATGCCATATTTTTTTCATTACAGCTAAAAGAGTATCACTAGATGTAGTTATATCTGTAAAATTTAATGTTGCTCCTGTTATTTTTTCAGCTTCTTTAAATAACAATTCAAATTCTTCATCTGACATCTCTTTTGTACTTGTGTCTTTTGTTAGTTTTTGAACATGCTTTAATATAGCTTTATCAGCAATACTTATTCTTTGATTTATTGTAGACCCAGCAAGTCTATTTAAACTATTAATTAAATTATCTTTTAATTTAGTTTGTGTTGAATTAAGATTACCATAAGTAGAAGAAATACTTGTCAAACCTTCAAAAGATTCTGCAAATGATTTAGCGTTTCTAGCTTTTGAAATGTAATCAGAGTTAGCTATATTATTTTCATCTATCAAATATTTTTCTAAAGTTTCTACTTCCCTTATTGAATCTGTAAGAAACTTTGTATATATATCAGAAGCTTTTTGACCATTACCTGAAGTTAAAGCTAGTGTAACATTTGTTATAGCTAGGTTTAATCTTTTAATTGTTTGTTCTTTACTTAGGTCTGTGAATATGGCTCCTTTTACCGTTTTTAAAACTTCAATTCTTTGAATTAACTTTGTTCTGTAATTTTCTAATCCTTGAAATAGAAGTTCAAATTCAATACCACCAGCATCATCTGTCATACCCATATCAGAACTTATATCAGCAAAATCTTCATCATTCATTAATGGATAATCATCAGACTCTTTACGTGCATTATCAATCTTATTCTTTGAAATGGTATTTACATTTTTAGGTATAAGTGCATTAACATAAAATTCATTTTCTGTAATGGGATGAAAATAAGGTTGTTCTAATTCAAAATTACCAGCCCATACTTGATCTTTTTTGGAACCTGTAATATCAACCCAAATATGATAAGTACTTGTAGCTTGATCAGAATCTTCAATTTCATAACCCATATTTTCAAGCATTCTTCTATACAAGTTTACTTGAAGATTATGTTTTTGTTTTGCTGAAAGACGTTTTACATTATAAGGATAAAGTCTAGAGTCAGGCTTTATATCCCAAGGTTCATCATACTTAGTATTTTCTGTTGTAGCGTACTTGTATTTACTTGTTTTAATGTCAATGATTTTTAATTTACCTTGAGGTGTTATTAATAAAAAGTCAATAGTTCCAGCAAGACCTGTTTTATCATCATGCACAACAACTTGAGGAATTATTATATCACCCGGTTTTCTTATTGAATTATTAATATAATCATATAGTTCAGAGTAAGCTTTCACTGCTTGCTCTTCACTTAACTTTTTAATGCTACCTTTTATTTCATCAAAAGTTTTCCATGCTGCAATACCTTCAGCAATGCTATCAAAATCATTTCCAATTTCAAGATTGAGTTTAACATTGTCTTGTTCTACATTACTCATCTTACCATTAATTGCTGTTGTAGCAGAAGTATATTCTTTTTTTAGATCAAAAAGATTATAATAAGTATGATCAGCTTCATTTAAAATTACAATATCATCACCTTCATTTAAATTAGCTTTGCTTACAGAATAAGAATCTTCAACGCTATCTGTATTTTGCACAACACTTAATAACTTATTAGCCATCTGAGTTTGCACTGGATTAGCAGGCTTAAGAATTCTTTTTAAGTATTCAGCTTTCTCATCTGATAATGCATATCTTACTTGTGACTGTTTAGGTTTAGTTAACTCAAATTGTATTTCACTAGTATTTAATAATTTAGCAATATCAGACATTTTAGTTGTTGATTTAATATCTTCAACTTTTAATTTGATTATACCATTGACTGTAATAAATTTATGTAAGTCTTTAATGACACTAGCAAACCATTTAAGCATGTCAGCAACTCTTGCTAAAAAAGATTTAGTAGGTTCTGTTTCATACTCTTTAGCAAAGTGTCTTGTTAAAGCTTGTGTTACTAACTCTAGATCTCTTTGTTTTTGAGTAAACTTTCTTCTTTTAGTATAAGCATCTTCTATCTCTTGACTTAATACAGGAAATGTTTTTTTAGCTTCTTCCAAAAGACTTTTAAATAAATCAGGCTTTACATAAGCTAAAGTATCTGTAAATGCATGCAGTACTTCTTCAATTGCTGTTTCATTATCAACACGTCCTTTTATAAGAATTACATTACCATCATAATAAAAAGATTTAACTTCAGAAAAAGGAACTCCGCTTTTTACAGATGGATCTAAACTATTATAATAAGCTTCAGCTTTTTCTACTGATGGTATGTATATACTTAAATCTGGAAATATTCTTTTTAAGTGACTTAAAACATCGGTGGTATGTGTGCCTGTATTATTTCTAGTTTTAGGTAATATATCTTTAGCAGTAAACATATCTTCATTTATAGTTACCCTATAAGATCTTTTTGTTTTTGCTAAAGTAACAGTACCTTCAGGAATATTATTGATGCTAAGGTATCTTACTATTCTTTTTCTATTGTTTTCTAAAGCATCTTTATCATATACTCTTTGATTTTCCAGAGTATTGTTAACATAGTAATACCCACCATGCTTATTGGATTTACTTGCCATTTTCAAACGGCTTAAATTACCTAGTAAAGACTCAGCAAAACTTCTTTGCTTTAAAGAAAATGCAACTTTACCATCCTTAATTATTTTTTTAGCTTGTATAACAGTTGGAAACTCATCCAGTTTTGTTAGGTTTTGCCATTGTGAAATTACGTTATTTACAGCAGCATCATTTGGAAATGCTGTTTGTAAAGCTTTATACTCCGCGGTATTTTTATTATAACATTTACTCATTTTATATTATTTTATATGGCATTTTTGATCATCTAGGTACTCTTCAATTTTTGTAAACCCGCTCTTTTTAAATGATTCAGAGAAACCTTCTAGTGTTGTTCCTATTCTAGCAGCCTTTAAAGATTCTTGTGCTTCTTTCTTACCATCAATATACTCATCATAAAAGTTACTAATTTTGATATCTATATTTTCTACAGATGAAAACTTATTTTTAAATTCCATTCCTAAATCATTTAGTTCATCAAAGGTATCATTATCAAGTATATCTTCAACATCTATTTCATCAAAATCATCAGTTTGTTCTTCAACTTCATTAGCTTGTATTGCAGGTACACCTGCATGAGAATATTGTTGTTGAGCTTGTTGTTTTTGTTGTGGATTAATTCCATTAACTTTATATAACTCCTCTAAAGAGTTATATCTTTTTCCTTTATATGTTGGGTTGCAGCTCATACTAATTAAGTTCTTTAAGTTTAAATTTATTTTTATATTCTTTTACATTTCTTATATAAATATTTTCATTGGGTGTTGCTGTTTTATTTTTTAATTCACTTGACTTACCTTGATTTAAATACAGCAGTTTATCCATATCATCTATATTTACATCTTTATAGTTAGGAAGTTCATATTTATACATTGTAGCAAAGAGTATTAATTGAGCAATAGCAGCTTTATCCCCGCTTTCTAAGTTATCTTTAGTAATTCCATATTTATTAAATAATTTAGCTACTTCTTCATTTTTAATTTGAGCATCATATTTAATTTGGGTTATCCCCTTACTATTATAACTGTTATTTCCTGTAACTGTTTTTAATGCGTCTTGTACTAATTCTGTTTTTAATTTATATTTTACAGAATTTCCATAGTCAGTTTCTTGACCAGCTACACCAAGAGTAAGTTCTGCTATGTCATTATAGATATCTCCATTTATTTTTAAATCTTTCATTAGGTTTTGTTTGTTATTTACTATACTACTTGCCATTTTAGGAATTTCAGGACTGTAATCTTTAGGGTATACTATTTTAATTGGTTTGTAATTTAGTGTATTAACTGTTTTATTTACATTGTTATCATTTGATTTTAGAATTAACTTTCCGTTACTCAATGTGTATGAATTGCTTTCGTCATCAGGAAGTACATACAACTTTTGTCCTTCTTTGTATCCATTTTTATAAAGTTCTTTAAGATTGTAACAAATACCATTTATACAACCATTAGAGAGCCTATTATTAGTTTCATCATTATCTTTTAGTTTAGCTGTTCTATCCCCAAAACTACTGTGAATAGCCATAGGAACTTCAATACCTTGTTCATTTTTAAAATTCCAAGTAGGTGCATCAGAATAATGACTATTCTTAGGATTTACTCCTGATACTGTATATATACCAGCTCCTGTCATCTTATTTCCGGCATCCCAATCAACTTTACCGTTTTTAACTACTGTTTTTGTCTGCTCATCTCCAACATTAGCTCCAGTTCCTACGTTATATGAAGATATTTCTTTATCTCCTTTATATAAATGCATCTTTCCCCTCTTTTTGTCTAATACTAGGTACTGTTCTTCTGAATCTTTATGATAACCTGTTATTATATCAGCTTGGCTCATTTTATTTAATTCTTTAGTTCTCTTTTTTACCTTATCCCAATCCTGGTATTCTGGTACAACTTTAGTTGTTTTCTTATCTGAATAAACAGAAGATACCATATTATTTTGTTTGTTTAATCTTTGTTTTACTTCTGGTTTATTCATATTAGCTTTTATTAATACTTCTTCAGAAGGTTCAAACTTCTCACCTAATATATTAGTTCCATATTTTCTACCTTGATATTCAAATATTTGATTAGTTCCTAATTGGTTTCTTGCTATTTTAAAAGCCTCATTAAAATCTTTAGCTTTTGTATAATCCTGATTTTGAGTGGTATTATTGATAATTTGTTTAGAATTATTACTGTTCATTTGTTTATTATCAAATTCACCTTTTACTAATCTATCTCTTAATTTCATGTTATCATCATAACTACCAGTAGTTAATCCTTCTTGTTTAGCTGTACTCCAATCTTTACCAGTTTTTTGTTTATATAATTCAGATATAACTGTACCATCTTCTGCATAATCACTATCTTTAGGTAATGTTTGTATATAATTATTAATACAATTATCACAACCATCTTTAATAATATCCATTACTTCTTGTCTATGTTTAGCTGGTATTACTGCATAATGTCCTTCTTTTGACATTATTAATAATTCTCCACCTTCAACTTCAATATTTTGTTTTTTCATGTTAATTATTATTAGATATTAATAATCCAAACTTAGCTTTTATATCTTTACCGCTTTTTCTCATACTTATTCCTTTATCAGAAATAATAATATCTACACCACCTTGACTATGTTTAGGTTGTCCTTTAAAATCTTTAACTATTTTCCAACCTGTTCCTTTAGTAGTATTAGTTAATCCTATTTTAGCACAAGGATTACCGTTTTCATCTGTATAAGTTATTTCTGATTCATTAATGATAGGAAACCCTAAAGCTCCATATACAGCATTAGCTAATTTAGGATTAGAATCAAATAGTTCTTGTACTCCTGGTTCAACACTAGTAGATGGTTGAGTGGGTATAAAATAATCTTTCCATATTTTTGAAAATGCATTATCATAATCAAAGTAATCTTTAACAGAAACTAATTGACTTTTTAGATTTTCTTTATCCGCTCTTAATGTTCCAACATCTTCTTTGCTTGATTCAAATACAAAATTAGTTACATATCCTGTTTTAGTTTCTCCTTCCTTAGTAACTACAAGTGTATATTCTTTTTTCTTTGCTGTTATAATTTTTAATACAGCACCTTTTTCATTTCTTGTTATCTCTAATAATCTAGCCTTATAATCAGACATATTTTCATCATTAGATATATCAAGCACATCTCCAACTTTTGTTGGTATAGTATCATTAATTCTTTGAGTTAGACTATTAATCTTTGTAGTAATTTCCTTATTTTTTTCTACTGTATTATCATACTCTTTTTTTAATAACTCTACCTTTTCATATGCTTTTAAGTAGTTATATGCAGTTTTAATAGTTTCTTCATCACCTTTTAATACTTTATCCTGTAATGACCTAAGATTAACTCCTTGTTTTAATTCTTCTAAGGTATATTCTTTTAAAACATCTTGTATAGATAACACTTCTTCAGCACCAGTAGCTGGTTGTGCTGGATTTGATTTGTTTGCCATAAACTTAAGCAATTTATTCTCCGCATCTTCAACACCTTCAGGTCGTTTGTAATCTGAAATATTTATATCATCAATAGCAATTCCTTTTTCATTTGCTACTACACTACTTTCATCAACTGAAGAAAATGTAAACTTGTTAGATTCAGCTTCTTCCATTAAAATATCCTCAAAATCAATATCATCAAAATCAATATCATCAAAGTCATCTCTATATGAAGAAAAGTCATTAAGACTTTGTCTATACGCTATTAGTTCTTTGATTGTAGGTCTTTTGTAGTTTTCATTATCAAACATAAAACCAATAATGTTTTGTTTATAAGCACCTTCTAATTCATATTTAACATAAGTTACTTTATCAGAATCTATGGCACCAGCACCTCTCTTCCACATTACATCTTCACCATTTAAAGTTGCATTTGTTAGTACATAATAATTATTTATGTAACCTTCTGAATTACCATTTATTGGATCTTTTACTCTTCTATTTATGAATAAAGGAAATTTAAATAAAGGTTTACTAGGTTTAGACTTATCATTAGACATGACTCTAGTGTATGTTAGAGTATCATCAAGTTTTATTTCTTCATAAGCAAACGGAGAATCTTTTCCTTTAAATAAATATTCAGGAGAAAGTTTATATATGTTTGATGCATATGATGTAGCTCTACCATATTTAGTTATTACTTCATCTTTTAATTCTTCAAATGATACACCAAAAACGTCTTCAAAATTATCATTACCTTTAAAAACATTAAATGCTTTTGTAGATGCGCTTAAGTAATTCTCCATAGTAAAAGGAACCAATGCATCAAGTATACTTCCATTTGCATACTGAAGACCGTCTTTAATCATTACATAGTGTATTATATTAACAGCATCAGCTCTTGTTTCTTTCTCACCATACAATTGATGAAAACCATTTTGAATACGTACTTTTTCATTATCACTTAGTTTACCAAAACTGTTTGAGTTAAGTAGATTTAAACCTGTAGTATTAATTTTATCAGAAGCTTTTTGAGTAGACGCATAATAGTCTAAAAAATAATTAGATTTACCTTTATTGTTTTCTCTTAAATTATTAAATACTGTATTAATGTTATAGTTTGAATTACCATTACCATAAATAAAGTCATTGTTTAATGAACCACCAATTGCACTTGCAGCTTCTTCATTTTTAAAGAGCTGATTCATGTAAGCTTTTATTGTTACATAAGCTAAAACATTTTTAGAAATTTGATCTTTACCTTTTACTTTTTTGCTTGCAGAAAAACTACTATAACCAAATATACCAGAAGTTAATTCCTTAAACTTAGCAGTTTGCGTTAAGAAAACTCTAGGTAGAACTGCTTCTGTAAACTCATTAAAAATTTCTAAGTAACCTGAAATATAATGGTTTTTAATACCATTTCTTATATCAAAAGGTAACTTGTTTTTATTAAATTCTACATCTGATAGATATATACCCAATTCATCAATTCCTTGTTGAACCTCTTCTAAGCTGGTAAAATCTTTACCAAATCCCGTATTTAAATTAAAAATAGGTATTAAGTTATCTATGAACACTTTTATATTTTTAAATTTATTAAAAGTTTTATATATACCTAATAACTCTTCTGGAGTAGCTGTCTTATTAATAGCATTTGATAAAATTAAATCTGTAACATTTACATCTTTATCTGTACCTACATTTGATATTGCTGTTTTAATTATAGATGGATCACTTTCTTTCATAGCATTCCTTATAACAGGAACATTAACAAACATTGTAGCTGTATGTACAGATAACCCCATGGCCAGCATTGTTTCTACAATACCTATAGCATCTTTATTAAAACCAAGTGCAGATAATATTCTTTCTTTAGCATCATCTGTAGCAGCACTTATAAGATTAGATAACAAATATTGAGATCTTACACCGGAAGAATCTTTAGTAAAGTTTTCAAATTTAGTAAGCGGTTGGTCATTAACATTTATTTCACCCCATTTGCTATTTAAAGTTACATCTATTTCCTTTAAGAAATTTATAACTACGTTTCTAGGCACAACAGCGCCAATTAGATTAGCATTTTGTTTAACATTAAGATGACTATAGTATTGACCTATTAAACTATCAATAGGAAAATCATCTTTTGATAATGCTTTTAATTGAGGGAATTCATTAAATAAACGTGTCTTTTCAGCTTTTAAAGCTTCTATATCTGCAGGTTGAAAAGCTAAAGGTGTATCACCATTAATAGATTCTGTCATAGCTTTATTACTTACAAGAGCCATTTTTAAATCAAGTAATTGATTATTTATAGCAGCCTTGTATGGTTCAACACCATATTTTTCTTTATAGACTGTGTATTCCTTAAAAGTTCTTGGTAAATTAAGCATTGATAAAGCATCTAAAGTTTCTTCTTTAAAGTTTTTATCTTTAAGAAGTTCTTTTCTTTGCTTTGGTTTTAATGCATTAATCTTAGAACCACCTATGGTATTATATTTATATAGAGCATCATATAAATAAGAATCTTTTTTATTAATTAACTTATTTGAATTATAAATATAGTCATCATACTTTTCTTCTTCTGTAGCATTAGATCTACCATATTCAATAAACTCACCTTTTTTTATATACCATTCTTTAATATGAGCAAATACTTTATCAATATCAAAATCTGCACCCGATACTTCAATAAGTTCATCAGGGAATACAGCAGTTGATCCTAAGAATACAGGATCAAAATCTACAACCTCTACACTTAAAGCTGAATGTTTATCTTGAGATGGAATCCTAACAACAAACATTCTAGCAATTACATCTGGTATTCTTCCATACTTATTATAATTCCAATTTTCAATCAGATCCATTACTTCTTTGTAGTGAGCAGGTACAATAGTTTCAGCTATTCTTTCACCTGTTGCAACCCAATCTTTAACAGCTCCTATCTTATTATATTTAGGTAAGTTTATTCTAAGTCTATCAATAACTGTAACACCTTCAGAATTATTTTTTAAAGCTTCTTTAAGTTGTTCAAAACCATTTTCTGTTCTTAAATCTATAGTAACTTCTTTATTACCATTTTGTTGATGAACTTTTCTTCTAATAACATCTTGCTTATCAATATTACCTTCTGAATCTAAACTATATACTTTTCTAATTATGGATTTTCCAAAACCAGATTTTAATGCAAAAGCATGACCTGTTACTTTTTCAGCTAAAACTTTTTTACTAAAATAAGCTAAAAAGAATTGTTCAAACTTTTTAATAGTTATAGGATTATTTAATTCATATTTAGCATAACCTTTATTAGTTTTAAAGAACTCAACCATATTACTACCTGCAGCAGAAGACTTTAAATAGTTATTTGCCGCACGTAAGAATGTTGCCAAATTTGCATCTATTGTACTATCTTTTTCCATTGAGGATAAAATATCTAAATCTAGTACAGGCAACAAATCAAACATTAGATTTTTCTTTTGTCTGAATTCAAATTTAACACCTTCTTTTGTAAGCTTGTGGTATGCTTTTTTAATAGCACCTATTTCTAGAGGCATACCGTTTATAATTACTATTTCAGAATCTTTTTGTTCACTGGTAATTAAAGATTTAATCTGGTTAGGTAAAGTAACTTCTAGTTTATTAGAAGGATTAACTTGTTGTAAACCAAAATCTTTTGCATTTATAGGTGTTACATCAGTTGTTTTTAAAGGTGATTTATTATCTGTTATTCTTGAAAGTGAATGCACTCTACTTTTTAACATTTTAACTGCAGATCTAGGCGCTAAAAAAGCAACTTTTGTAGGATTTGTTTTTTCATACTCCTCCATCATTTCCCTGGTATTATGTAACTCTTCCATACCAATTTTAGCAACCCACACACCATTAACCAAATCAGATGTTTCTTCCTTAGTTAATGTAACAGTAGACATTTTTATAAAAGATTGCCCGTCTCCATACACATACTTTTGAGAATTTAATATAGCACCTGCTTTTAAAAATCCTATATTGTTTTTATTACCATACCAATCTTCTGAAGTAATTATTTCACCGGCATCAATTTTATTATGAAGCTGAACCATTGCGTCAGTTAATTGCCCTAAACCATAATTAAAATATCTAGAGCCTTTTGATGTTATATATGTTTGTGCATCTGTTTTTTCTCCTTTACCTCTTACAGATTTGTCTGTAAATACTTGATCGTATAAAGCATCTTCCATTGTAATCAATGAAATAGAGTCGTCACCTAATGTATGATTAATCCCTTTAGCTTTATCAATAGCATAACTCTCTACAGAGATAGGTGCTGTATTTTGCATTTTAGCTCTTTTGATTGCATCAATAAAAGGATCTTTAAATAGTCTAGCTTCTTCACCAAGTATTAATTGATTAATTGCCATGGTATTTAAAAAGTTATTTAAAAATATTTGAGCTATGTTAAATGACTGATCATTCTCAGAAAGATTTAATTCTTCCATTGCTCTTTTACCTTTTTCTGTTTTTGGGAATGAACCGGTAACTAAACTTGAAAAATTAAATTTAATTTTATTATTGTTTTGAAGAGTAGCTAATTTTTCATCTTTTAGCATTATATCAAATGAATCTAATAAAGATTGCAATTCTTTATTTAAATCATTCTTTAAACTATTTATAGGATAAGCTTCAGTAAAATTCAAACCTGCTTCAGCTGCTTCTAGATAAACTTTTTTGTTTTCATCATTTAATAAAACATCCATTTTAAAGAATTTAAAACCTCTTCCTTTATCACTTCTGTCTGATTGCATATCATTGTATCCGTCAATACCATCAAAGCCTTGAATTCCTTTTTTAAAGTTTTCTTTTATTGCATTATATTCCCTTTCAATTTCATTAGCAAATAACTGTAATGCATTATCTGTTATAGACCATTCATTATTATCAGTCATACTTACAGTTTTAATAACAGGTAAAGAAACTAAATCATTTGTATTAGATGCTTCCATAATTCTTAAAAGAACAGGTGCTTTTGCAATAGTTTCTGTAAAACCCTCTTCATTCTTATAAGTTATTTTTTCATTAGTTTCACTTTTAGTATTAAAAGATTGTACATATAAATCAACAAGTGTATTTATAAATTCAGCAGAACTCATATCACCATAAGTAACACCTTCTTCTTTTAATGCTGCATCTGATAAATTATCAATTTGACTATTTGAAAGATCTGCATTTTTAGTACCAGAAACTCTAGTAATTGCAAGCATTTTATCTTTGGCCATTTGTCTAAAAGCCAAGTTATCAGTAAGAATATTTTTTTCTAGAAATGCATTTTCTTCAACTAATTCAGTTAAAAAAGTTTCACTATTTAACTGAGCTATTCTTCTTGAATGATATGTTTGATGTTGGTGTGCGTATATAAGTTTATCATTAACATCTGTAAATACAGTAGCTCCAATCGCTTCATCAAAATGAGCGTTACCTAAAGCTAAAGACATTAATCTAGAACTTACTCCTTTACCTTCAACATCTACAAATAAATTTTCAGGTCTAAATTTAACAATTTTTGAACCTACGTCTGATGTTACTTTTACACGTAAGGCAAGTAACATTTGCAAAGCATCTTCTTTAGTAATAAGTCTTATGTTTTCACCAACTTCCGTTAAGTTTTTTTGATATTTTTTCTTGTTAACAATAGAAGAAGAAATGCTTACCTCTAAGAAACCACGGCTAAAACTTATACCAAGGTCTTCAAAAATATTCTTTGATAAAGAATCAGCTAATGCAGATAACTCCTTATTAGTAATCTTATTTTTACCTAATGTTTTAGATAGTAAAGTTAAAGATGAAACAGCTTGGTTCAAGGCTTTATCATTTTGTTTAAATAATTCAAACTTATCTCCATGGAATTTTTTCCAAGAATCTATTTGCGCAGTAGCAGCATCTGATTGAGATGCTGAAATAATAATTGCTTTACCTAATTTTTTATCTTTTAAATGAAATGCATAATCAAATCTACTATTTTTATAAGTTTTTATAAACTCATGATATAATAAAGTATCTTTAATATCCGTAGGTAATTCACCTGAATCAATAACATCACTCATAGATCTTGACCCATTTATGATACCAACATCATTTAAAAATCTATCAAGTACAGCTGCTGTATTTAAAGATCTTCTTGAATGGTAATACATTCTTGTAATCATTTTAAAAGGATCTATCTCATTCATTGCAGCAAGCATTAAACCATTGTGTACATCTTGGTATTTAACAGCTACTTTTATGGGTTCACCATTAAGCAATTCAGTATTACCAAACATGTCTTTTGAAGTTACTATTGTTGATGCAATATATAGTCTAATTTTTTTACTGGGTTGAATACCTATCTCTTGATTTTCTCTACCATATTGGTCTACACTTCTACTACCAATTGAATTTTCAAGATAATCTATTTCATTATTTATTTCTTCAAACTTCATATCAAATAAAGAAATATAATCTGCTACTTCATCAGCAACTTTTTCTCCATCATCTAAAGTTAAAGCTTTATAAATTTGTTCTAATTTTTCAGCTTGAGAATCACTAAATTTATCTCCATTATAGATATCTCTACCCGGATAATACAAATCAGCATAATCTGCTATAACAGCGCCTATATAAACTTTTTCAGATGTAATCTCTTCAGTTTGATCTTCATCATTTAATTTGCTATACTTGCTTAATAAATTTGAAAGTTGATCTTTAACTTTGTTTTCTTCAATATTAGTCTTTGCTTTACTAACTCTTTCTAGATATGTATTAGCAATCATTCTTATTAATAAATCAGATGTTGCAGGATCTAAAAATAATTCAGAAGCAAATAGCTCACCATTAATTGATTCATATGGAATTGCTTTATAGGCTTCAATAGTAATATCACCATCTAAATCTTTAGTATAAAAGTTATCTGCTACAGCACCACCTTTGTATTTACCAGCATCAATGTTTTCAAACACATTGATAAGTTCATTTTTACTATAACGTTTTAATGCTGCTTTAATCCATTCTATTATTCTATTAAATAGGGATTTAATTATAGAAGATGTTTTTGTACTTCTAGGATTTTGTTTAAACTTAGCAAACTCATCAGCCATATATTCCTCTAGATATTCACGCTCAAGTCTTTTAAGACTCATGCTTTTATATAAAGGGCTAAGAGTTTGAAATTGCAACATGTCTTCCATTAAAGCTTCTGGTGTTTTAAACTTAGCTCTTACTTCATCTTTAGCAATTTTTAATAATTTAGTTTGTTCTTCATCTGTAAGCAGCATTCTAAAGACACTATGAAAAGCTTCATGGTAAGCAATCATACTTGAAGGACCTGTGTATATAGTACCGCTTACTTCTACACCACCAGCAATATTTCTTAAAGCCATTGTAAACTGACCTGCAGTATAACCATTAGCTTTTAGTTTATTTTTTAATTCAGCTATATCAACTATTTGAATAAAATCAGGTAAGTTTCTTTTAGCCCAATTAATAAAGTCATCAATTTTTAAATCTTCAGCTAATGCTTCTGGTGTATTAACTATTTTGAAAGCATTTTTACGTTGAGATTTTAAATTTTTAATTTCAGAATCAAGTTGTTGATATTCCTCAGAGCCTTGTTTTAAATTATATCTATTAACACCTTGTGCTTTTGCTTCATCATTAATCTGCTTATCTAAAATACTTTTTCTACCCTCAAGCTTTTTAATTTGATCTTCTAAACTTAATGTTTCAGAAGTTTGTTCTGTATTAGTATTTAAAGCATCAAGTTCTGCATCAAGTTCTGCATCAAGTTCAGAAACTGTTTCATTATACCACTCTTCAAAAGTCTGTGTAGTTTTACCAGATTGTCTATCTGATATAAACTCCCTAAATCTATCAAGTGTGTTAGTCATAGCCACAATTCCTTGAGCTGCTAATTCTTGTATAATCTCATTAGATGTTTTACCATCATTGATTTTTTTATCAATGCTTAATCCTATTCTTTTTACATCTGTAGAATTTCTTTCAAAATTTGAATTAGCTCCTGTAGTATTGTTTCTTTGAAAAGGTTGTGAATCAATAGTTCTTGATTTATTTTTTCTTATTTCTATATCAGCTTTTTTAGCTTCTTTTATGATAGATAAAATATCACCAGCTTCTTCTTCTGAAAGATTTTCAACTGCATAAAGTTGCCAACTACTTTTAGGGTCAAGATTTCTCAATAAATCTCTTTTTTCTAAATCTCCTCTTAGTGTAAGTAATTTTATATACTTACCATGCTCTACAGAAGTCCAGTTGTTTAAGCTAATAGGGGTTGTGAATAATTCTCTTTCTATATCAGCTTCAGCTGTTATTTCATCACTATTTAATTCTTCTTGACTTTCTCTAGCAGCTTGTATTTGATTTATATCAGATACTTTATCTGTGGCTATAGCCGTTTCTTGTGGTGTTAATACTTCACCTTTTTGATCTTCTAATTCTACACCAGGTATAATTTTTTCTGCTTCTATTAAATCTGAAGTGTATTCTAGATACAGTTTTTTATTTATTCTAACGTTTGGATTTATATCAGTAACTGTCTTTTCAATGATCTCACTAACACCTGCTGTAGTAGCAAAAACTCGTGTTACTGATTCTCCTGATAAATTTATTTTTTCAGATTGATATTTATTAAATTTAACAACAACATCATTATTATTTAAAACTTCATATAATGATTCCACCTTTATAGGATCTTTTATATATTCATTTAAATCAGCAACTCTAATTCTTTCAAGTTGCTTTTCTAATCCTTTAGCTTTATTATGTATACTCAAAGTTATATTACCATCAGGCCAAACTTTAAAATCAATAAAAGTACCTGCTGTTGCTTTTAAATAAAACCTTTTATTAAAGTTATCATTCCAATCATTATTAATTGTTTTATTTGAAACATTTCCCTCTTTAACATTATTATCAGCTGTCTCTTTTGCTCTATCTAAAAGTTCTTTATAAAATTCAGTACGTTCTTCTTTGCTATAAGATTTTTGTCTTAACTGTACCGCTGTTACTACACCATTAGCATCTTTAACAATAGCTACATATCTACCAGAATCAAGCGCCATGTTTAGCATATTACCATACTTTTCTGGCTTTGGTGTTTTTTCTAAATCTTCTTCTAACTTATTTATAAAAGCTACTTCTTCTGTAGGGTTCTTTATATCTGTAACATATGATACACCGTCTTTAGTGTTTATCATTACAACTTTAACACCATCATATGTACTATAAGCTAAGTCATTTAAGCTTTTAGTAACATCATCCCAAGTAACTATACCATCGCTTATTTTTAAGTTAATTTTGGTTGTATCTTGAAAGTCCTTAAGACTCATAGAAACATTGTCTTTGACTAATTCATCTAACTTTTCAGTTAATTCACTTTGTCTAAGCATTTGATTCTTAAGATCTGACGCATCAGTATTATTACCTAAGATATATTTTTTTAAATTACCATCTGTAAAAGCGTCTACACTTACTTGATTACCTGATCTTCCAACAAAACCGTAACGGTCATTTCTAATAAAAGCAATATCACCATTAAAGTTTTCACCATACAAAGATTTAACTTTGTCTATAGACCCTGGTGACAAAGTAATTAGCACAGTATATTTATCACCCTTATTTTGAATAAGGTTGTTTTCAGGTGTAGTTCCGGTTTGAAAAGCTTTAGGCGCTTGTCTTACATTTTCTCTAATTGTTACAGTAGCTGATTCTAAATCTTCAGCTGATAAAAGAGATAAAGTTTTTTGTAATCTTTCTTCAGCATCCTTTATAGTTTCTTTACCTGAAGTTGTTGTTCTACTAGTTAACTGTATAGCATATACACCGTTAATATCACGGTGATCTAATTTAGTCATATTTGTAGAATAAGTAATACTAGTTATTTTATTTTCTGGTTTAGAATATAAATCACTAAATCCTTTTTCTTTAACATAAATCATAGCTGCCTTTTTTTGTTCATTGGATAATCCAACTTTATCAAAAGGTATCAACTTTAAATATTGACCCATACTTGGTGATGTATCTGCACCTAGTACAATAAATTTATCACCGTTAACATTTTCTAATTCATCTCCGTATTTTACATCTATACCATCGTATGAATAAACATCTGTTTTTGGAACAACTTTTAACAGTGCTGTATAAGCGGCCCAAGCACCTGCTTTATTTTCTTCTAAATAAATACCATCAACACCAGCTTCTTTTAAAAATTGTGCTTCAATTGAAATATTATTATTATCTACTAATTCATATATATAATTAAAATCTGTTGTGTCTTCAGGATTAATTACTTTTCTTTTTACAATGTTTACATTGGGTCCTATCTGTATAACTTCTTCTGTTGCTGTATCTACAATACTTTCTAAGTCTGTTTCAGTTTTTTCTGATTCAATAGATTTTATATTAAAACCTGCCATTATCATTATTAGACTTACAACTCTATCATTTTTATTTTCAAGAATCCAATCTTGAAAACCTTCTTCAGATTTATATAAAGTTGTGTTTTCTTCTTCTGTTTTATCTGATGCTTTTAATGAATTAAACCATAAAGCTTTTAGTTTGTCTAAACCTCTTACAACATTATTACCCGCATTAGTATTAACCCATTCCTGAAATGTTAATAACGCAGATTCTTTATTAATATTCTTAATTTTATAATCATTGTAAATATTATTTAAAACCTGTAGTGTAAAAAAAGCATCCCCAGGTATAGTTAAATCATTATCAGGTGTTTCTTCCTGTATTTCAGATAAGACATCATCACCCAGTTCTTCACTTATTATATTATCAAATTTACTTTCATCAATACTTTTATTTGCAGGAGACTCATCTGCAATGTTACCAAACTCATCTACCTCTTCTGCTTCTGTTATTTCAGGCTTATAATTTGATGCTGTATTATATACATTAATTTCTGATTGAATTACATCATAAATTTCTTTATCTATAGTACGATCTAATATTCCTTTTTCTGTATGGAATTTTGTAAGTAGATTTGCATTTCCTGATTTTAAAAAAGCATCAAATTGATCAGGATCTGGAACAACACCTATTGATTCTAGTTGAGATGTTAATTGTTTCATCTCTTCATTCATAACGGCTTGTTCCACACTCTTTACATATATCTTTTTAGTATTACTAAATAGAACACCCAAGTTATCTGATATTCTATCAACCAGATTTAATATTTTATTAGGATCACTAAACAAGGCTACAGTTCTATCAAATAACTGAGCTCTTGTATCTAGATTATTATGATCAACAAGCATTGCAATAACACCATTGATTTCATCTCTTTTTATATAACCTTTTTTATTAATTGCACCAAGAGTTTTAAGATACTTAACTAAAGGATCTTTTAGTTTACTGCTTTTATCTCTATCATATGTTTTAGATTCTTCATCATAGATGCTTTCTAGAATTACTCTATACTCAATTAAGCTTTTTAGTTTAGCTTGTTTTTCTTTTATTAGTTTTGAATCAGGTTTTTCAGCTTTTTGTAAATTTGAAATTTCCCTGATTAACATATTATTCTCTAAATTTATAGAGTCAACACTTAGTAAAACAGTTAAATCATTAGAAGCAAGATCATTCATAACAGGAGACGTTATTAATGTATTTTCAATATTATATCTTCTTTTGTTAGCTTGTTCAAAAGCATCATTTGCAAATAAATAAAGCATTCTAGCATGTTCTATAGCAGCATGCTTTATTCTTTCATCATTATACTTTCTTTTACGTTTTTCATATTGGTTATAGTTTATAGGATTTTGAATAATATCAAAAGAATCATTATATTTCTTTTTGTACTCTTTAATACCATCTATTGATTTTTGTATTTTATTTCTTACATCCTCTATTGGTTTATTTGAATCAGGATATAAAGCTTTTAAATCTTCATCATTTAGATTTAGAAGATCTTGAAATTGCTCTCTAAATAAACCATCAGCTTCAGATGTCATAAGAAAATGATAATGCATAAAAGTAGCATCATCTTTTGCATCTCTAAAACCTAAGTTATCATCTTCATATAAAGCTTTTTTAGTTTCATCATCACCTTCTTTTGCAGAAAACAAATGTAATTTAGAGTTATTCCAAAAATCAAAAGGGTTTTCTTGAATTTTATCTCCAACTTCATTTGCTACTTTAAGAAATTCTATTTTATTTTTTTCATATTCAGCAAATTTTTCTGGATTCTTTTTATTCTGATATATTTCAGGGGCTATTTCAAAAAATAATTTTTGTGGTCCTTGTACTAACCCACCCATTAAAAAACCAGAAGCAAAAACTTCTAATCCTTGACCAGACATTTGACTATTTACAGCTTCTTTAAATGATTGCTGCATTAAGTTTGTTGCAGGTGCCATTGGATTTTCCATCAAAGCTCTGTGGTAATCTACTACACCTACTTGAACTCCTTCTTGATACACCTCTTGTAAACCTTCACCTATACTTGCCGCAGAATATCTTAATAGACCATGAGCTGTATTTATTAAAGTTCCTTTAGCGCCAACACTTTTAAGTTTTTTTAGATTAATAAAGTTAGCTCTAAAATTTTTAGGACTAACGTCTACGTATAAACCTTTATTTAATACACCAGTTGCTTTATCTCTAACAGGTTTACTTCTGATTATATTTTTAGCAAAGCCTGGGAGTTTATCACTAAAGATTCTTCTCATTGTTGGAGAAAAACCTCTTAATGCTGTACCTAAAACTAATTGATTAGTTAAAAAAATTGCAGGTGCATTAAACCAAAGTGTTTCTGTTGCTGCTTTTAAAGCATCTTCATTTAAAGTTTTTAATTGTTCTTGAGATAAATCAAATCCACCGTTTTCTCTTTTTTTAATTGCTAAACCTTCTGAGAAAACTTCATTGAAAACAAAACCTGCTTCCATTTTACCTTCACTCATTGCATAGTTTATACTTCTCATATCTTTATAAAAAGCACCAAAACCTTTTCCAAATTTTGCAGCAGCTGTCATTCCTTGAGCTGTATTTTCAGCTGATTTCATGGATTTTATAACAGCCATTGTTTCAGGTGTAAAAACATTTCCTAAAAATTTTACAGGAGCTGCACCAATAGTTCTACTTGCATCCCATAAATCTTTTGCATTTTCTACACTTCTTATGGAATCTAAAATAGATTTACTTCCTTTTAAAGCTTTACCAACATCAAATAGATTGGCCATATTTTTAATACTTCTACCAAAATTAACCATTGTTCTTGATAAAAAGGCAGGTGCAGCAATACCTTCTGATGCAGTAGTTGCTGCAGCTAATGCAAGTTCTTCTGCTGCAATAGAACTAAGTATACCAACAGTATAACCTGTTTGTAAAAATAAATTAGTAGAAAAGCCTGCAAAACCACCTCTTGTACTACTACCTAATCTTGTAGCTTCTTCAAACTCATCGGAAGATTCATAATCTGCTGATAACCAATAAGAATCATCATCTATAAAATCACCAAAAGATCTATAACTTGACATAAAACCTGTACCTAAAGATTCAGCCCAATATTTAGTAGCTCTTGTTAAATCCCAAAAAGCAGAAGAATTATCATTATAATATTTTTCATTATCTCTTAAAGGATTCCATCCTAATTCTTTAAAATTATGGTGATCGGCTATTCTATCAAAACCAGAACTTCTAGCACCAGATATCATAGGTTTTAAATATAAAGGATCATCCTTTACACCAGCCATATAACTATTAGGATTATCAAAAACTTTACTAAAACCCTCAAAAGAATTTAAACCTGGAGCACCTTTTTTGTATTCAAGATTTGATGAAGGAATTATTTCATTTACTTTAGGAACTATTTCATTTATAGTTCTTCTAAATTCTTCAGCAACTTGGTCATCAGTATTGGGACCAAAATCAAATATTTCATTCATTGGTTTAAATTCAAAACCATCAGGATTCCATGCTTGACTTATAGATGTATTAATTGGTAAAGAATTTTCAACACCTTCTGGTGTTACAGTATTTTGATTTTTTAAATCCATGTTTTTATTTTATTCCAAGTTGTTTTTTTATTCTGGTAACATCAACCATATTTTTTGTATGTAAATCAGCAAAACTTGCTTCAAAGTTTGCAATATATCTATCTAGTTCATTAATAGTAACAGGTTGATTATTTTGATTTAATATAGGTTGTATAGCTTGTTGGCCCGCTAATACAAAGTTACCTGTTTTTGGATCAACTTGCAACATTTCCATTGATCTATAATAAACATCATCTTTATTAAAGATTCTAAAAGAACCAGCTGTTTCTTTAAACATATCATAATGATAAGTATTATCTTCTGATAATTGTATTTTTGTTTGAGTACTAGAAAAATTGTATTGACCAGCTCTTAAAGGATTAGTATCTAATTCTTGTTTATACAACATGGTTATTTCACTATAGTCTTTAATAGCATCATTATTCAATTTACCCGCTGGTGTCTTAGCCGCATCAGATGTAAAAGCTTTTAATTGATCATCAGTTAAACTAATTTTAAAACCAGCATACTTAGTACCATCTTCACTTACTCCGGCAACAGGTCTATATTCAATACCAACTAATAATTTTTTACTTGCTTCACTTTTTGATTGAAGCATTGCTCTTTGTATATCATTTAAAGTTTGACGTAAAATATAATCAGCAGTAGGATCTGTTTCTTTATCAGGGTTTGCGGAAGATACACCTGTAGGTATAATTATTTTATCAGCACTAGGCGTATTAATAAATTGATTCCTAAATGCTTTTAATTGTTTAAATGCTTTTTCATCACTAGTAATAGTAGCAACATTAAATGTTGTTTTTGTACCACCATAAGTATAAAGATTGGCGGCATTCATTTCATCTAATGGTACATTTCTAAAATAAGCATCTGCAGATAAAGCTTGAAATAAACCTGTATTTTTTGTATCATATCTTGCAGTATAGTTTTCATTTAAAGTATTATTTAATATTTTATACTGATCTTTATATGCTTGTTTAGCATCATTTGTAGCGTTTGTTTTATCAAAAATTACATCACCCGTGTATTTATCAATACGTCTACTGACTGCTTCACCGATTGATAAAGCACCTTCATAGCGCATTGAACCATCATCCATTCTACCACCTCTACCGACCATGTAATTAGCCCCTTTTATTTTACCTTCTTTTGCAGAATTAACATAATTTGTAACGTATTCATTTTCATCTGATACCTCACCTTTATCATCTACTATAGATGGTACGCCTTTTTCTAAAGCTCTACCTAAAGGTAAAGCACCTATACTTTTAGCAGCTTCCCAATTTTTTTTAACTTGCTGTTTACTTATAGAATTCCAGGCAAGTATTTGATCTGTCCTACCTGCAATCTCACTAGCATCTGCAGCTAAAGTAACATATTCTATACTTTTAAGAGCTTGTCTATTAGTTTTAGGTAACTCTGTAAATTCTTTAAAAGACTCAGAATAAAGTTTAGCTAATACATTTACATTTTCTGGTTTTATTAACTCTTGTTTTATTTGTTGTGTGTTACCAGTAAACTTTTTATTATTAGCTAAAGTAATTGTCATATTACCATTTTGGTCACCTACACGTTTACTTGAATTTTTTAAAGTAAGAAAATTATTAATCCAATCTGCTTGTTGTCCAGCTATAACTTTTGCATTAGTATCAACATCTTCTAAATTTCTTTTATAAGGATCTTTTATTAATTCAACATCTTCATACTCAGTACTAAAATCATCAGGACCTGCATCATCATTAAATATTTCAGCTGCTAAATAAGCAGGATTAATTATTTCACCTTTTTTATTTACATTACCATCAATCTTACCTTGTAATATAGCTTCACTTTTTTTATTAGCACTGGCATTATTATCTCTAGCAATATCATACTGATGTTGAATTTTCATTTTAGTGTATGGATTTTCCATAGCTATAGTTTGAGAATAATCTCTTTTACTATATGAAGTTGCAGCACCTAAAATATCACTACTTAGATTATAATTCATAAGCATATTATATGCAAAATTTAAAGAATCTGTATTTTCATCAACAGAATCCATTCTTTGCAAAGCTTCTTCATTTCTTTTTAAAATACCTTCGGCATTATCAAATTTTTCAAAAGCTTCTAATAAATCTTTATGTTCATCACTATCAGGTATAATACCTTCCTCTTTTTCATAACGTTCCCAATTTTGTTTTGCTTCTAAAGCTTTTTCAAATTGTTGTTTTAATATTGGATTTGCTATAGCATTTCTATTTCTTAATTCATTAAGTGTATTTTGGGCCCATGCATTTTTTCCTTCAGCTATATTAGAATATAATCCGTTTTCTACACCTGTTTCTGCATGACCTCTAGCTTGAACTAAACCACTTGTTCTATAAGCTTCTATAACTCTTGGATCTTCCATAAGAGTTTTCATTAAATAGTTATATGCGCCAGGTACTTGAAGAGATCCATTTTTTTGTCTAATAACAAAAGGATCACCTTCCTTAACGGGTAAATCCATTATAACATCTTTAAAACCAGCATCTGTTAAAATCTTCATTGACATTGCTTCAAGATCTACATTCTCTACATAAGAAGGTAAACCTGACTTTAAAGCTGTGTCTCTATCAGCTGACATAAAGTCTTTCATCTGATAATTTAAAGCTTGTATTCCTGTTGTCCAGTATTTTTTTCTTTCATCAGCACTATCAGAATCCTTAAGTATTGTTGCAAGCTGCATATTTTTTTTATACTGCGATGTAAACACCAAGTCTTTTACAATAAGATCATCTTCATAAAAAGGTTTAAATAAACTTTTTGCAGAATCTACATTTTGACGTATAGACAAATCCATACCTGATAGTTTTTCCATCCTCGGTATAAGCTGTTGAGTATATTGATCTCTTGCGTTTGTTGTATCTTCTCTTGACATATCCGCATAAACAACTTTACTGTATTGATCATTCAGTTGTTTATAGTTAGTATCAAAACGGTCTTGTCTAGTGTCTAGGACTGCAGATAGAAATTTATAATCTGGAGTAAACGGTTTTGTTTCTCTTTCATATCTTTGGTATCCTGGTACGTATGTTGCCATAATGTAAATTTACTAAAATTTATTAAGTTTTAAAACTTTATTATTACACTTTTTAAATTTAAAAAAATGTTTTTCCTATATAAAATGGTGTAGCATAAGGTTTTATTTCTTTACCTGATTTACTAATACCATAACCACCAGACATACCTTGTTGTCTATGTGCTCTAAGACTATCCGCATTTGGATAAGCAGACTTTTGAGTTGGTGCCTGTGCTGGTGTACCATAAGTATTATTCAATATTAAATTTATAGTACCCGCATCTAAATTTTTAGATTTTAAATCAATAGCTCTTTGAGTCATCTGATCATATAAATCCATTTGGTTACCTGCTTGGTTATTAGCAATCATTGGAGGTGCACCACCATTCCAATCAACTGTACCACCTGTATTAGGATTAATATTATAATAAGGATACAATGTATTCATATTATAAGTATTAGCCATATTTGTATAAGCATTAGCACTAAGATCAGCCATTTGTTCTCTATCTACATTTTTTTCATCTAAGTAGTTTTGAAAAGTTAGCATTGTATCATCATACTGTTTAACCTGTCTATCTCTGTTTTCTCTTTGAGCAACAGCTCTTAACTGAGCATTTTGACCCAAAGCTTGATTAACAGTACCTACATTTCTATTATGTACTTGAGCAAAAGTATTAGCGTTTTGTTTAAAAGCATTACCTTGAGCCTGTGATAATCTTGCACTTAATGATTGAGGTCCAGCAAAAGCACCTAGTGCTTGACCTGCTATATTTAGTTGTTCGTTAGTATCAGCAAGAGCTCTTGTAGGATCTTCAAGAATATAATCAATTTGAGGTATCTCTACATTGGGTTGCCATGGTGTAAACAAAGCTCTATCTCTTTGAGCTTGTGCTCCCATTTTAATATAATCTTGCATCCAGAAATCTTTTGCTGGATCAACATATGAATAATTAGGATCTTCAGGTGTTATATTTATGTTTGAATCATCAGGAGTATTTTGTGTTTTTGGATTACCTTGAGTATCCCATGGTCTTCTACTTGATGTAAATGTACCCATAAAACCATCATAGTCTTTACCTGTTGCATTTGGATCAAATCCAAAATCTTTCTTAAATGCTTTTTCTAAAGAACCTTGTAATTCAGGTGTCCAAATATTACCTTCATCTTCCCAGGTTTTTTTAATCCTAGCCATTTCTTCAGGTATATAATTTTCATCTTGCCATTTTTGAAACTTTACTACTTCAGGATTTTTTTCACCTTTTCCATACTTAGGTAAAGACTGTATTAATTTATCTGCATCTGGATATAAAGGGGACCATGATTTTTTCCAACCTTCTAAATTTGAAGCGGCATCACCATACAAACCTTCACCTTGATAACCTTGTACGTCTTTATAAGTAGTTGCATTTACACCTACATCATTTACATTTATATTAAATCTATTATAAAAATCTTTGACTTTAGGACTATAAGCTATGTTTGATTTATCGTCTGAACTAGTTGCTGTTACTACAGGTCTTTTTGTAGTTGCTGCATTTGCAGCATTCATATTTTGTTCTGCATTAGCTTTTGAACTTGCTGCTGCATTTTCATTTTGAATAGCTTGTTGAGCATAAACTGGATAATCACCATTGTCATCTAATCTATAAGGTATAAAACCTTTATTTGTTGACAAAGCTTTATTTGCCTCTAAAAAACTAGAACCGTAACTTGAACTTGGATTATATGTTTTTGGATCAATTTGTTTACTTTTATCTTTATATAATTCATTCACTAACCCCTGTTTGTTTTGGTTCCAAACGTTTCTACCATAATTAAAAATATCCAATGGATTGCCAAGACCAAGTTGAGCTTTTGGTAATTCATAACCATCACGAGCCATAGGTTGCTCCATACCCTGTGAATTTTGATCACCCATCATTTGTCTTAAAGCCATAGCTTTAGCTTGTTGTTCAGGTGGTAATGCTCCAATAGCATTCATTACATTTTGTTCATTTTTCCTTGCCTCAATTTGTTGAGACATCTGCTCAGGATCTTGACCTTTAGATACTATATAAGGATATGCAGCTTTAGGTAAACCATCTGAAAATTGTTTTTTTGCTTCTTGAGCAAATGCAACTTTAGATAAACCCATCATGTTTTTATTTAACATTAACTCAGCACTTTTCACCTTTATAGAATCAGCATCCTCATCAGCAAGTGCTCCTATAAATTCATTTAACTGATATTTTTTAGAAACTTTTGCTGGTGTTATTTTCTTTTTAGATTCAACACCAAATTCAGCAAGTTCATTTCTATCAAATTTCATTGCATCGGTATCAGAAAAAATAAAAGCACCTGTAGGTAAAAACATTGGTACACCACCTTTAGAATGTCTAGGTCCTTTGATATCATAAAGACCAAACTTACCAGCACCATTAAGATCTGTAAGTACAGTTTCTCCACCTTCAGCTTCTATATTGGCAATATCTTTAGGCACAGAAGATAATGAATATCTAACATTTTTATTATCCTCAGCATTATTAAAACTACCGCTACCATAAGAAGAGGTTGTTGTGGTCAAACCATAACCAGATTGATCACCAGTCATACCACCTTGCTTCATTTTTTTCATTACTTTACCATCTTTTATTTCAAAGCCTTGTGGTAAACTATTTAATTTAATTTTTGCCATTATTATAATATTTCTAAATCTGCTCCTGCAGCTATTAATGCCATAAGAGTATCGTTATCAACTTCCATTTCACCACCTTCTTGATACATTTCATTTTGATGCAAATAACCCATCTCAGCCATTCTTAAATGATCTTCTTTTTGATTAGCATTATAACTTTCTTTAGTTCTAGGATCATACATCATGTGTGGTTCAAACGCACCACCAGCCTTATACATTTCACTACCATACATTGCTTGAGACATATTAGGTGTAAATTTTTGAACATTTGTAAAACCATACTGATCCCAATTACCTCTTGCATCTGGAGGTGTATTAGTAGAATATGTTTTATCAGCTATTGTACTATTTCTAAAATCATTTTTATAGTCATCAAACTTGTTCTGTTGAAAAAATTCATTTGCAAGATTTGCACCCATAACAAGACCGTTTGATATATCACCAAAAGCTTTCATTCCAGGATTATCTTTTATAAAAGTTTCTACTTGATTATAAGCATTTCCTAAAGTTCTTTTTCTTGTAACTTCAGGATCACTCATTGAAAGTGAATTATCTGTTGGACCTGAAAAATCAAAAGTTTCAGGATATAATTTATTATATTCATCTTTACTTGATGCAGTACCTCTTGTTACAGGATCTTCTAAAACCCATTCTTGAAATGTAGGTTTTTTAGTTTGATTTTGATTAAATAAATGAGGTGGTCCAAATTCAGCTTTTGGTAAATCACCACCGTATCTAAACTCATAATTTGAAGAAGGTGCTTGCAGCATATTCCGTTCAGGTATTTCAAATATAGGTGTATTAGATTGACTTGGTGTTTGAGAATTATTTATTTTTCTTTTACCTAATTGTATATCCTTATAAATATTAGTTTCTTCTTCACGTTGAGATGGTGTAAGACTACTTGCATCTTTTGATACAAGATAACCATTATCATCATAACCTAATATTGTATCTTTAGGTGCCTGAGTTGCACTTCTTAATATATCTTTATCTTCTTGACTATAACCAGATACATTAGACATAAAATCTTTTAGTGATGTTGTACCTTTAAGTTGATCTTCAGAACGCGTTTTAACCTGGTTTTCAGACCACATTAAATCATTTGCATACTGATTTGTACCCGGATCAAAACTAAGCCTGCTATACTGCTTTACTTTATCTTCAAATTCTTTCTTTGTATCTATTTTACCTGAAGCTAAATTTTCCCAAGTAGGTACATAATTTTTTAAATCATTACCTTTAAAATCAACTTCATAAGATCTATTAGATAATTGTTTTTCTTTATACTTAGCTTTATCAGTATCCCAATTATTTACAGTATCCATACCAGTTCCAATAGCATCATTAAGCCAATAAGCTGCATTTGCTATGTTACCTTTTCTTGGAATAGGTGGTAAATATAAAGGTGTAGAACCACCTCTTTGCATTATAGGTTGTTCACCTTCAGGAGCTTCAAATCCTTGTGGTATAGGATTTTCAGGTATCATGCTTTGTTGAGGTTGTTGTTGCTGCTGTTGAGCTTGAACCATTTGTTCTGCACCCATCATTAAATCTGTAAATGCAGCTGGGTCATAACCAAGATTTTCAAAAGCAATACCCAATTGTTCTTGTGCTACACCTTCTTGTAAGAAAGATAAAAGCACTTGTTCAGGAGGTTCTCCTGATTCTATTCTTTGTTGTACTTCACGTACAAGTTCTTCAACAGCAATGTTTGAAGATGCCTTATTTAAAGAGCCACCTTCTTGATACATTGGTGTTTTATTTAATTTTCTTGACTTCATGATACACTATTAATATACTAAAAATTATGCTGTTTGCCTAATAATATTAGTCATTATATAATTAGGAACAGTTACTCCTGCTTGTTTTGCTTGTTTATAATAAAGTCTATTCATTTTATCATATATCTTTTTACCAACTTCTTCCGTGTCTGTGCCATCATATTTACCCATCATGTAATCTGAATACATAGAAAGCATTTCTGTTTCACCACCAGCTTGTTTTTTAATAGGTTGGAATTGATCACTTTCTATATAATCATTTATTGTTTCTAGAATCCATTTGTTTCTACCTAATGGTTTACCATCAGTGTATCTTTTGTATTCTTTCAACATAGTTTCTTTATCATTATTAACTACACCTTTTGAAAAACTTGGAAATTCTCCAAGACTTCCTACATTATATTGTGTATCTGTTAATAATGTTTTTTGATAAGAATTTAAATTAGCCCAAGTATTAGCACCATGTGTTTTATTAATATAATGTGCAGCTAATTTTTCATGTTCATTAAAATCTTTTTTTATTAATGCTAAAATTTCTTTTTCTGTAAGTCCTTTTGAATAATCTTCACCTGTTTTTATTTTATGACCATAACCTATATCAAAACTTTTAGGATCTTCAAAAGATTCATAAGGAAACCATTTTTGTTTTTCAGAATCCCAACCTTTCTTTTCAGCATTTTCAATTTGTTTAATATCATTAAAATATGTTGGTAAAAAACTACTTGGTTTTAAAGGTACATTTGTAGTTTCTTTTTTAATTTCTTTTTCTACAAGATCTGTAGTATATCTTTTACCATACCACATAAACTCATCGTCACCATCAACTCTTGCTGCTCTAAATGCTTGTCTAAAAGTACCATCATCATCTCTATCAGTTACACCCCAGTTCATAGGATTGATATAATCACTCCATGCTGTTTCTTGAGGTTTTGGTTTTACAGGTTCTGCTACAGGTTTTGGTGCAGGTGGTGGTGTAGGAAGTTTAATTAATTGATTTAATTTAAGATTTTGTATATCTAATCCGGGATTAGCTTTTAGTAACGCTTGTTTTGTTATTTTATTTTTACTAGCAATACCATAAAAAGTATCTCCTGTTTTAACTTTATATTCACCACCTTTTTGAAACTCTAAATTTTTTGGAACATTAGCTTCTGCCCAACCTTTAGGCATATTTTTACTTTTTGCTATATTAAAAAATTCTTCTTGATTATTAAAGCCATAATTTTTCCCATGTATATTTACAAATCTAGAATATTCTTTTTTAGTTGTAGGTTCAACAACATTAGGTTTTAAGTTAACAATTTCTTTTTGTGTCTGTTCCCAAGCAGCTTGAGATTTAGGACCCCAAATACCATCTGCTGCACCTATATCATAACCTGCGGCAATTAGTTCTTTTTGTTTTGCCACTATTTCAGGATCACGGTATTTTACTCGTTGTACTGGTTTTTTATACTCTGCTAAAAAAGGAGAAATTAATGCGTTATCTACATCTGAATAACTTCTAGCAGCGATGGGTAAAATATTTGGGTTTACGCTATTATTATTTGGATAAGCCGCTATAGGACCATGAGTTAAACTATTATCTGAAAAAACTAGATTTGGATCATATCCAGTCAAATTAAATAAATTATTTCTATTAGGAACAGCTTGAATCCCATACCTTCTTGCTACTTGCTCTCTTGTTCCTGCATTTGTATTTAATGCTTGGTTGTAAAAATCCATATACTCATTATACAAATCTAAACTATCAGCATAAGCTTTTATACCTCTATCATTAGGATTACTTGTGTATCTTACATTACCACCTTTTTGAAACTCTCTTGTGTCTTTAGCACCTTCTATATAGTTTTCACCATATGTGCCATCAGGATATTCATATAATCTTGGGTGACCCTCTTTTTTATATTTAGAAGACAGATGCCAATCCCTTGTATCTAATGGATATAAATTTTCAGGTTTACTTATGTTATCATTAAAGAATGATTCATAATCATAGTAATGTTCTTTATCATATGGGTTAGTAGAATTATCTGTAGCTTTAGCATATCTTGAATACCAAGAATCAAATGATGGATTTGTTTCTTCACCACCATATTGTTTTTGATTTAACGGTGATTTAAAATTAGGATCTGATAATGAATATGCTCCAAGTCCAACACCTGTTAACGGTATTGCCGTTTTCATAGTACCATATACAGTTCTTGGATTAGCATAAAATCCTACACCTCTTCCTGATTTAATAAAGTTTTCCCAAGCTCCTCTTGAAAATTCAGTTTGAGAATTAAATCCTGGTTTTACTCTACCTAAATTTAATGCTTTAAGATATTCATTTATAGATTCATAAGCACCTGTACCTTTTCTTGCTACATTATCTGCAAATACTCCAGGCGTAGTATCATACATTTCTAAACCAGGAATACTTCTAAAGTATTCTGTATTTGCTATATCCTCAACGTCACCTCTCCATTGGCCAGGATTTAATGTAGTTCTCCAAGTTGATTCTCCAGATATTACTTTTGGTTTAGTAAAAGGTTTCATTTCATTTCTTGCAAGTTCAATAGCTTCTTCTATACTATTAAATTCAGTACCCCAGCTTCCTGATCCCCAAGGTAATCTAAATTTATTTCCTTTTTGTTCTAAACCAGCTTGATTTATAAGATAATCTTTAGGATCTTTATTAAATGCTTTAATAGTTGCTTTTTGGTCATTTGTTAATTTTGCAGGTATAGATTGCTCAGGTGTATAAAAAGTTAATCTACCGTTTTCATCTAAACCCTTAACTCTATATTCTACACCTGATTTATTTTTTTGAGCAATAATATCATTTAATAAATCTAATCTTGAATTAAATTCATCTGTATATTGTTTTGGAGATAAAGCCGTTACATTTTGAGAACCGCTAAATTGTTTTTCCAAAGAACCCGAATAATAAGGGGTTATTTCTCCATTAGGTTTAAGAACAGTGTTTTCAAATTCAGCTTCAGACATTTTAGAAATACCATCTTTATCTTTAGGTGATGCTTTTTGTAATACTTCATCTTTAGTTAAACCCGATTTATTAATAGGAGTTTTTGGTTTAAGAGGGGTTTGAGGTGTATTTTGTAAAGTTTGCCATGTTCTTTGAGTATTTAGGTATTGTTCACGCTGAGTTAACATATGTTGTTGCAATTCATTAGATGTTATATCTAAATTAGGATAGTTAACAGCAGGTCTTCCAGCAATAAGATTTTGATAATCATCAGCTAATAAATCTGCATCATATTGAGCATGTCTTCTTAAATCTAATTGTATTTGTGATAATTGATTTTGATTAGCATCTCTAATTCTCCAGAATTCATCTACTTGTTCATCTGTAACAGTGGTACCATCATACCTATTTCTATATTGGGATTGTTTACCATAACCTTTTTTATGTAAAAATCTTGATTCTTGAGGTTCTAAATATCTTTGAGAATTATGATATATGTTTCTAAGTTTTTCTAAATCAAAATTATTACCAGAAGCAGGTCTTTGATTAACAACATATTCTGCTGCATTATCTAACATACCTCTACCTTTATTCATAAGCGAAGGTATTTCTTTAGCTACAGGTTTAATTCCTTTTTTAACTAAGTTACCGGCTAATGATGCAGGACCAGATAAAGCAATGTCTGTAATAAATTCATCACCACTTGAATAAGCACTTTGATTATTAGTTCCTACCTTACCTAAAGAATAATCCCAAGCATAGGGAGACATTAAAGATAAACCATCCATCATAGAAGCGCCTAATCCTTGTTTACTAGCTGCATCATAAGCAGGATCACCTTTAAAAAAGTCAGTAGTTCCTGTTCTTTCACTAGCGTATACATAGGGATAAGCTAATGCTCTATTTATAGGACTATTTCCAGAATCATTAAAAGCAAGAGGTTTATCATCAACTTTAATTAAATACTCATTTATAACTAAATTACCTTGTTTATCTTTTGCTAATTTTTGTTGTTTTTGAAATTTTTGACCTGAACCATCTGTTGTTATTTCTCCTCTAATATTATAATTTGATATTTGTTTTTCTAATTTTTGTCTATCAGCAATTGTTTCAACCTTTTTGGTTTTTTCTTTATTTACTAAATTAGAATATTCTTCATAAGAAGGTGACTTGTATGTAGCGTTTGGATCAGGTTTATCGTATTGAAGTCTACCGTTTCTTGTTAATTCTACACCTGGTTGAGCTTTGATTAAAGCTTCACCTCCACATTTGTGACAAGTATTAACATCAGCTCCACCATCAGCAGCTTTCCATGACCAACCGCAGTTGTTACATTTCATAGTTTTATTCAACAGTGCACCACCACGTTTCATCTTAGGTTTCCAAGAACCTTCCCCAAACTTAATTGCAGCTTCTTTGTCTGTACCAAAATCTATAAGTTCACCTCTCTTCTTAGCTTCTTCATAAGCTTCTTCCCATGGCTTATCAGACATATCAATCCAAGTACCATCAGGATCTTGAAATAATGTTGGAAATGAAACCCAATTTTTACCATCTAAAGTTTCAGTAGCCATAAGATGAGTAGACTCAGTACCATCTGGATTTTTTCTAGCACCTTGTCTTTTAGGTACTTCAATACCATTTTGAGCCATAGGTGTTTCAAACACCATGTCCCCAGGAAACTTATAATCATTTCCTGGATACATCATCTTTTGATTTCCATAGTTGTCTGTACCATGAACAGGAAAGTCTACACCCTTCATTGTTATATTACCAGAAGGTATAATATTATAAGGATTGTTTACATCCGGTGAGTCACTCTTATAGCCATCCATAGAGAATACACCTGTTACATAACTAAACATTTCATTAGGTCCCCCAGGTAAACCTCTTGATTCTTGCTGTTGAAATTTTTTATACATTATCTAAATGATAAATTAAGTTTTGTGTTTACTAATTTAAGAAGCATTTTTCTATTTCCAGATTTATGTCTTCTCAAAAGAACTTTATTATAATAGTGTCTAAACTTTTTATGTTGGAATGGATCCTTGTTATAGTTTAAATTAGCAGCGTTTAAATCTCTGATATACCCATTTAGTTGTGTAATAAATATACTTCTTTCAGCTGCACTAAATTCACCTCTATCTTCTGTAGCATCCCAAAATTGATTAAATCTATATTTTTGTTCTTCTTTAGAATAAAGGATTCTCATATCAGCAGCTCCAATTATTGGATACTGTAACATACCATAAGGATCTTCTTTAGGATTAAGTTCCAATCTTAGTAGGCCGGAAACTTGTTCTGAGTTATGAATTATAGATTCATCAAAATTGAAATCTAAATCATGCCATCTATCATCTGCACATCCATGGTGTAAATCTCCTTTGTAAACATAAGATTCTAATTGATATTCAACACTTCTTAAAGTTGTAACTTCTTGTCCTGTGTTTTCAATTATCTCAACTTCCCATGGGTAATCAACATCATAGTAGTTACTATATAAATCACATCTGTAGTTATGTCTCCATAAACCACTTAGTTCATAACTTGGAGCTGTAGTTTTTCCAGTAAAACAATTACATAATAAAGGTTGAGGATTTATATATGCTGGATCACCTATATCATAAACAGTATAGCCAGCACACCCACCACTTGTTTCTATGGGTGTACAGTTACCAACACATTCACACTCTACTTTTCTACAGATAGGAGGATTATTAGGATCACAAAGACCGTAACTATCAGTATAATAGCCATTCTGATTTTTGTATACTAATGTGTATCCTTCAGGACAATTACAATCACCTGGGCAAATAGTTTCTGAAAATTCTCTTGCAACAAAGCCTGGATCATTTTCAGCATAACCACCATTTGAAACAATTATTAATTGACGTTCTGGCGTACCACAAGTTATAGCATTCATAATATCCAAAGCACCCGCATTTAATGTTGGTGTTGTTGGACTACAGAATACACCGTAGATTTCATAATTAGGTTGACCTAGTATTTGATTACAACCAAATGTAGGAAAACTAGGATTACTTCCACTAGGTATACCTTGACACTCAGTAGTGTCACCATTTGTTATAACTATTAATATAGATTTAAAATTTGGATCTCCTGTTCTAGATAGTAATTGAGAATTATTTACATCTTTTATTTTAATATCAGCTTGAGTCATACCATCACAAATTTCGGTAAAGAAACCGCCAGCTGGAGTATAATATAAATCAACCTGAGCAGGTGTAACTGTGTTACTCATGCTATATCCATTAGGATTCATGCTACTTGTAGTTTGACTATTAAATCTTGTAAAGCCAACTTGTATATCACCAGCGCTCATACCATTTGCTATAACAGAACTTGTTAAAAAGCTTTGAACAAAATCTTTCTGTGCTTGAAATATATTATTTGAATTTACACTAGCTGAATCATCCATTGCTATTACAATATCAAGAAGACAATCGCCATTTATAGAAGATAATATTTCATGTACAGTAGTCTTAGCTGGTATAATCTCTCTCTTTATATTTTCACATTGTTTAGTCTCAGGATTAAATGTATAACCAGGAGGACAATAAGGTATATCTGTTGTAACCGTATTGGTGGTTAAGAAATGATTTATGCTTGGTAAAGACAATTCTGGAAACCAATCATGGAATGATATCCAAGCTTTAGCTTTAGGATCATATGATACAGTCCAAGAAGTACTATCAAAGTAATTAGAATCTCCAATTACTAAAGGTATAGGTCTAGAGTTTACAGTACGTCTTAGAACAAATTGATCATCTTCAAAATTAATATTAGTTTTAAATTCTTCTTTAACAGAAAAATCTTTCTTCATAAAATAAACTATGTCATCATTTGAATCATATATAGTTTGACAACCAATACCTATTACTGGATTATCTGATAGTTTACTAAATTCTAAATCAGGATATTGTCTAATTAATGTAGATGGTAAGTATTTATTAAACCACCATTTCATCCCAGCATTAGCAATATTATCTAACTGATTTGACATATTAAATACTTTACCTTGAGCTTGTGATAAATAAAATATACCAGCAGGAGTATTAACTACAGAACGCGCACTCTCAGATGAACCATACTCATTTGAAAGATCTGAATTTGCAACATTTTGAAATGCTTGACTAAATAAACCACCATCACCAAGAGTTATTTTAGTTCCTAGATCTGTTTCTAATTGATCAACCCCTTGAAACATTTGCGGAGATTGATAAGGAAAAAATATAATGGCTCCGCTTTTATTAATAGGTTTAATTACATTAACTTTATTCTTAAAATCTTTATAATTATCAGCAAGGAATACTTTCCAAAAATCTTTCTTTGCTTCCTTTTGAGCCTGTAAAGAGTATATTAATCTTTTAGGATAATACTGATAGCAATTTTCAGCAACTAAAGGATCATAGTCTCTAGGTTGTACATTACCAAAAGATGTTACTTGAGATATTGTTTTAGTAATACTTAAAGATAAATCATAATTATATAAATTACCTTCTTTAATTATATCCGCGTGAAATAGATCATCAACATTAGTATATTCATAAGCATCATAATGTCTACCTTTTGGTTCATCTTTCCAATCTCTATGAGCTAAATTATATTCTGATTCAACAAAGAAATCTTGAACACCGTTAACATGTGTATACATGTAGGCTGTAGTCATAGAAAATATTTTATTTAAATCAGTTTTATCACCTATATTAGGTAATATATTACCTAAGACCTTGTGATTACAACTTGTATTACCTCTATCTAAATAAAATAAATCATTTGGTAAAGAATCACCTCCACTAAAAAAGCCTAAAGTTGTAATGTCTCTGCCTAAAGCTGTAGCATCAAAAGTTCTTGTATCCATCCAAAATCTTGGATAAGGAATATTTACTCTTGATAAATAATCATAAACATATTGATTAGGTTGACCATTTAAAAAATCAGCAAATATTGGCATTATTGTTTTTTCTGTATATCTATTAATGTAGACATCACCTGAAAAAATTGGAGAAGATACAAATTTATCTTGTTTACGTTTGACATCTATCAGCTCAACACAACCTCTCATTTGAATTTGTTTGATGCCATCTAACTGACCATATTGATTTTTAAAATTATATTTTAAAGCACCGTATATTACAGATATATTTTTTGTTTGTTCTTGATCTGGATTTCTCAAATAAGTATTTCCAAAATCATTATCAGCATCACCCCCTATAGTATATCTAGATTTATCAACTATTGTTGGATCTTCTAATGTCTGTTCTGTTGCTATGGCTACAGTCATAGGTCTAAACAAATTGTTTACCTTATAACCTTCAAATTCTTGAAAAGTATTTTTTATAAAATTAGAACTTTTATTCTTTGTTCTAAATCTTTTATTAATACCTCTAGTAGTAAACTGATCATAAAAACCATGAGAGTTATATTTAAATGCAAAATCGTCTTCGTCAGCTTGATTATATATAAGATCTATTATTTCTTGTGCGCCAATACCAATATTAACAGCACCAATTGCAACACCAAGAATAAGTTTAAATATTTTAGGTAAATTAGATGTAGGATTGTCAAATGTATATATCTCATCTTTACTACCACCTATCATACCAGGTGTTCCACCAAGTGCAAAGTCACTTATGGCTTTTCCTTGAGTTGAAGCAAATGCAAAAGTACCACCATCAACTATAGATGCTATATCTGCAGCCTCGCTTAATAAAACATCCAAAACCGTATCTACAACAGTAGTAGCAACACCTACAGCATTTAAAGTAATTAAAGCAAGCCCATAACTAACAGGATCAACACCTAATGGAAATGGAGCAGCTAATTTAGGACCATTGTAATTAAATTGTCTTGTACCTTGAACTTGATTAATTGCATAACCTATACCAATAGCACCACCTAATACAGCAGCGGAGTTTCTAAGTAATTTATTCTGAGGATGATTTTCTGATTTAATAAAATGACCTACACTTTGCCCATCAAGTTCTCCGTAAATTCTAGTTTCATAAGCACTTAAAAAAGGTCTTCTAAACATTAACTCTGGAGAGTGAAATGTAAAATAATCTTTTTTATAACCAGTTAAAGGTTTATAATCTCTTACAGATTCAAAAAATGTATTGCAACCATCTGTTCTATGTGTATCTGGATCAGCATTACCATCATGGAAATATACATCAGGTCTTAAATCATTATAAGGGTAGTTCGGGTATAATCCTGTAGTATTACCTAGAGTTTGACCCCCATCAGGTATATTATAGGTACGCATATTTCTAAATATACCTTTTGCAAGAATAGATTTATTGCCTTCTCTTGAACCTCTTAATATTTCATAACCAACAATATTAGTAATAAGATCACCATTGTTATCTAGAGGTGGTGCTATGTTTTCAAATTCAACACCTAACAATCTTATTGTTGTACCATTAGTAGTTGATATTTGAAGATTAGCTGAAATTTCTTCTGTAGGCATTTTATGATGCCTAATATATTTACCGCAAAGATTACCCCATATATCAGGTCTTGTTGCTGGATATTTTTCAGAAGATTGCCAATAAGCCATATCTCCTTTTGCAATTATAATACCCCCATCACCTGTTGGTTTAACTAAACCAGTTGCAGTCTCAGTTGCTGTATTATAAATTTGGAAATTCATCTCATCATTTGCTAATGAGTCTGTTCCAATATTAACAGCTGTTTCATCTACAATTTTACCAAACTGATTTCTACCATTTATTTTAGGTGCTCTGCCTGGAATGTGATATGAACTAGATCTTTCACCTGTATTATAAATCCATCTAATAAAAAATGAGTATTGTTCATCTCTCATAAAACTTGTCTTATTACCACCCTTGTAATAATAAGCAGCAGGATATTCAGCAACTAACCATTTAGCTCTAATCTTATTTGCTAATGATTGGTAATTAAAATCAAATTGTTCTGTTGGGCCTTGTCTTATTAAATAATCATTTACAACATACATTGAATCTGATTTCTCATAAGCCGGTGATCTTAAAGGTATTAGCTGTAATGGTACAGTAATTAATGATTGATCAATATAGTCAATTTCAATATCTGTTTGTTCAGTACTATATAAACCAATTCTTTTAGCTACACTTTGGTTTTGATTATTTGAAAAAATTACAAGTTCATAGTACTCAAATTCTTTATCTAAATTTGATACTGTAATTTTTAATGATCCTGATAAATCATTATGATCAAATAAAGGTTGAATATTAGATACACCAATATAATCTGTTACTTTTTGTTCGTTTACAGTGTATGCTATAAAAACTTGATATGATCCATTTCTTAACTGACCTCCACTTTCTCCTTTATTTAATGTAATACATGGTGTATCAACTAATGGAGCTATTCTTATCTTTTCACAATCTAAGTCTGTTGTGTCAACACAGGTTATACATCCAACAGAATTATAATTAGGTGGGCCCGGAAGAACTACGTTATTCTCATCTGTACAAACTTGCTTCCAAGGTATATCATTTATATTAAGAGTTCTAGATGGATTGTTACCATCATCCCAATATGTTTGCCAAGTACAGTCAAAATTTTCTTTTGCAGCACCAACAATTAAATGTTTCTTGTTAAAATTTAAACAGGGATCATTAACAAGAGTTATGTACTCACATTTACTATCATCAAATAAACCTATCTCAGAATTTACATCATCCGTTGAATATAAAACCCATTGATCAGAATACGTATGTATAGCGCCTATAATAGTATATGGTACTTTAGCACATGCTAAATTTGCTGGCTCATTACCAATAAGCCCTAAATCCCCATCTACAGAATTATTTGCAGCATTACGCGCGTGAGACCAAGACTCTTTTGCTTGATAAGAAGCATTCATGTCCTTAACCATACCTTTCAAAAACACTCTAGTATCTACACTAGAAGTATTTTGAAAAGATGATCCGTTATTTTGCGATGAACTATTCTTCTTTGCCATGGTATTATCTTAATGTAGGTGTACTCTTAAACATATTATAATAATTGTGGTATTGAGCTTTCCTATTTACTTCCCACATTTTTTTCATTTCTGCAAAGTCTGGTGTATTCATAAAACTTAAAGCGTTGTTTCTTGCAGCTCTAAGTCTTTGTTCAATTAAACCCATTTGGTTTCCAACATTCTCACCAGCAAACATCATATTCTCAAGTATCCTTTGTTTAATAGCATACTCATAATACTCATTACAATAAGGATGATCTAATACAAGTAAGTTACCTTCGTTATCTTCCATTGCCCCTTGGAAATTTATATAAACTTTACCTGTCTTAAAATTTGTTTTTAAAAAACCATCTTTAATTTCACCAATGTTTGAAGAAGTTGTATTAATATTAGGACAATCACAAGTTGCATCATTTACAGTTCCAATTCTTAATGGAGAAAATGCAGTGTATTCTTTATACTGACTAGTATTTATTCTTTGAATAAGTTTATATCCGTCATTTTCTTTGCAAGGTTTTACAATACAAACATCATTGCAAGTTGGATCTTCACACGGTCCTGTATTACCAGGCTCCGGTACATAATTTACACTTACAGTTTCTGTATGTGTACCTGAAGGCATACTACCTGTTTCAATCTTATACTCACCACAAATAAAAGCATAGTTTAAATATGCAAAATCATGAGGTAGTCTAGCTTTATTATGTTCAATTTCTAAAACAAGTTGCTTAGTTCTATGTATTTTTAAACCTAAATCATAGTTTACTCTTGTTGCAACTTTAATAAGTTGAGCGGGTTCTACGAAACCTTCCAATGAAAAACTGGAAAAATCAATTGCTACGTCATTTAACAGTTGATCAAAAGTTCTATATTTATGTGATACGGACATTATCTATGTAAATTAATTTTGTTATCGGAATCTTCAGCTGGAATTCTCAATGTGTTAGTCATCACAGCTAAAACTTGTTGTTCTATTTCAGCAAATAATGCCTCTGGTATATTTATCTTTTGTTGGTATCTTGGAATACATTCATCTTTATCACAAGTCCACTCAGAAATATCTCCATCAAATACACCTTCTATTTTAACAGCATCCCATTCTATATTTGGAAAATATAAATAACCATTTAAATACCAAAAGTATTTAGTCTTGTTATATCTAAAAGATGTAGTATTGGTCATAGAAGTGTATGTTCCCGGTTGAGTTATTTGTAGCTCAGTAGAACCATCAATGGAGCTCACTGTTCTAATTAATGGTCCCCAGTAACCTTCAATCATATGAGGTAACTTATCTCTAGTTCTCATAATTGTACAATTACTTTTTATTCCTGTACAATATGCTTCTACCTTATCTACTTCTACTAATTCAAAAAATGGTAATGTTTGCCATACAGAATTAAATTTCATTAATTTATTAGCACTGTCCTGTCTTCTCATTAGTAGTTGAGAAAACTTTTGGATCAGGCTATAGATATATCTATCTGTTACAAAAGCATCTTGTACTTCTGCTTTTACCTGACCTCTTATTCTTGATATAACTTCTCCTATTGTTGTCATGATATTTATGTTTCAAATTCATCATAGTCTTTAAGTGCTTTACTTGTGGTTTCAGGATCTGGATCATATAAATGTGAGATTTTCATTTTACTCTGCATCTTTATATATTTTGTCCAGTTCTCAGGATACTCTTTAGCAACTGTTCTTTTAAATTCTCTGCAAGCTACAAATGACCAAAGTTCTCTATTTTTAAACCTGTATTTTGTAGACCAGTTAGTGTAAAAGATTTTACCTATGTTACCATCCGTATCCCAATTTTTATTCCTTAGTACTTTACCGTATTCATTAGATTTTGAAAAATTTATATTAATAGTTTTTGCTGGAGGGCATGTTCCTAAAAATATATAACCCAGTGAATCAGGTAGTTCTACACCGTCTCTATGTTCTATTACTCCTTCCCATAATGCTCTATTGTATAACTTAATTATTGTCTTTAATTTGTTATCGTCTATTTGAGCATATAAGGGTCTCTTATCTTTAAATTCTTTAATTGTTTGTTTGTTTAATAAACTTAATGTTTTCTTCCTGTATCTAGGAGCTTTTACATCAGGCTTTCTAAAATTACTAATCATATATACACACTATTAATTTACAAAAAAAAGAGCACTTATAAAAGTTTATATTTTTTAACTTTATAGTGCTTGATAAGTTAACTCCGTTATTGTACCTATAATGGGATCTTGAAGTTCTAATTTACCAGATCTTCTATTACAAGTATACTTATTGGAATAATGATAATAATCTGTTTTACCTAAGCTAGGTAAACTCTTTTCTATAAAACCAGCTGTCTCATTAGAAGTTAAATATTCTGTTTTCTTGTCTGTATGAATATGACCTTTAAACAAAGTTCTGTTTTTTGTAGCACCCCATTGTTCAGGATATTCACTAGCATATATTAAAGGTGTGTTCTTACTAGATTTATCACCATGTTCAAATGCATTAAAGTTATTATGATAAACATGAACTTTTCTTTCTTCATATTTAATATCCCATTCAATTTCATCTGATTCTATTGATTTTGATAAGGCGTGTACCAAATGAAATGAAGATAATCTATCATGATTACCCGGAATATAAACCACAGTTATTTTATTACAAAAAGCTTTAACATAATTTATGGCCCAGTGCATTGCATTGAAAGCTTGTATATAAGCCTCTGTAGAGCTCATACAGTTATCTACGGGTGTTCCTGCAGTAGTTGTACCACTAAAGGTATCCATGTTCATTAGATCGCCTCCTACAACAAAATATAGATTCTCTATATAATGACTTGGTGCAGCACGTCTCATTAAGTTTTTAATTGTATCTTCAAAATCTTTGTCTACGGTTTCATTACCTTCTTTACCAAAGTGTATATCCTGTAAAGACAAAACACCACAAACAATATCTTTATCTGCTTTGCTTATATTTGTTTTAGGAAGCTTATATGTTTTAGGTTTCCAATTTTCTAATAAGTCTTGTATAAATGTTTCAGATGAATCTTTTAGTTTTGTAACTAAAGCAGATACCCTCCAATGGTCTCCCATTTGTTTATTCCAATACTGAGACAACTTCCATTGTGTTGTGTCTATATTAAGTAGTGTAATTATTTCTTCAGGAGATTTAGGTTCATTTGTAAACGTGCCTGAAATAGTTTTTTCACCTTTCTCTAAATTTACTGATTCAGCTAATTGTGAATTGGTTGAAGATTTAGGAAAAAACTTAAACCTGTTTTTTTTCTTTTCTGAAAGAACTTCTTTTTTTAATTTAATGTAATGAGATTCAGTTATCCCTAATCTTGCCGCACAATAAGTTGGACACTTTTTCCAACGTAAACTTTCAATTATGCTTTTTTTTAAATTGCTCATAATAAAGATTTATAAATTTTTCAAATATATAATTAATTTTTTAATAAAAAAGAAGGTCCCCGCAAGGACCCTCTTCCAACGTTTGTGATAGAAAACCAACAAACCATCACGTTATTGTTGTTACGTTAATGTGGTAACAAGAATTTCCACAGAATCACATGCATTATCCATAATACCATATAGTGAGGTTAGTTTTATTTTATACTCAGTATTAGGTGATAATGTTATTATTGTAAAATCTAAAACAGCAGGATCCAATAAAGTTGTATTAGCTTGAACCCAACCTGATGGACTTATAACGGTGTCATAATAAATATGTACTCCTTCACTTAAAGATGATATACCATTCCATATAATAGATATAGTTGTATTTGTAGATCCTTCAGCATATAGGTTATAAGGTGCATGATGAACATTGTCACCATTACAAGCACCTAAACCATTTGCAATCATCAAAGCAAATTTTTGAATTATTTGATCCAATCTTTCTCCAGAGTCTATTTTTAAAACACCTTCTGGAGTAGTTACTTGAAATGATGTACCGCAATAGCTAACACATTCTGCGCATTGAACATCATCACATCTTTCATTACCTATACCACATTGAGTATAACCACATGGTGTAGTTAAGGAGGTATCTTTGCAGCCACAAGGGCTAGAGTTATTACAATTAGTACAAGACATTTTTTTAATTATTTATATATTATTATGGTACTGTAGTAAATTCAGGATTTCCTAAATTACCACAATTTTTTCCACTACCACCAAGTGATACAAGAACTTCAGCTTGATATTGAGTTCCAGAAGTTAATCCTGTTATAACTTGAGAAACTGTCGTTCCGGGACTTGTTATAAGAGCAGATCCACCTATAACACCAGTTCCAACAGCAATAAGCTGAATATCATAAATAGCAGCTGTTCCAAGAACATTTGTGAAAGTAACTGTTAAACTAGTAGTTGTAGCTGAAACTAAATTTAAATCATTTGGACAAATTAAATCAGATGGGATAATCTGAGTTATAGACTCACTACAAGTATGCGTACCATTTGTAGTACAGAATTCAACCAATACAGTTAAATCTGCATATTTAAATAAAGCACCCAAAGATATTATAATACCTGTAGGTGAACCTGCTGTTGATGCAATAGGAAAAAGTGTAGTTGTAGATACACTATTTTTGTCTGTAATAGTAATCTTACTAGAGCCAGGACAGTCAGTATAACCAACTGGTATAAAAGAAGTTTCAAATACAATATTTGCTGATATAGGAATACCTTGAGCATCTGTTATTAAAGAGGCTGTAAAATCATATATAATAGAATCACAAGCTCCAGGACAACAAGTTAGTTTAATATTTTCAATAGCTGCATACATATCACATACAACAAGCCATAAGTTTTTATTTGATTCTGCTAAAGTTTCTGGACTAGTAACCCAACCAGGTATAGAAGAATAAGTACCGGTTCCGTTTAATTTTGTATCAGCACTTGTAATACATTGTGCATTAATAGCTGCTGAGATTAATGCCGGAGAACCTACTGCATTTTCTAAATTACAAAGTACTCTTTCAACTTCTAGTAAAAGTTCAGAAATTGGTACTAGCATACCAGGAAACAAACAACTAGAAATTACTT